CTGTATTCAACACCCGTCTTTGTGGTGGTTATCGTTATTTCGGTGTGCTGCTTTACGTTATACATAATTATTACCAAAAAAGCACAAACAGCACCTAAAAAGGCAAATATAATTATTGCGGTTTTGTTAAATTCCTTTTCCATTTTATTGAGTTTTAATTAGTGAGTAACTAGCGTATTTTACACGCCCGTAATAAATCATTGTAGTTTGAATATTATGCCCTTTTTTTCTAAGGTCACTTATTCGAGCCGCCAATCTTTCGCAATCGCATATTTGTCTTGCTATTTTTGTAGTTATTGCGTGGCCGCTTTGCAGATAAGCCAAAATTTTGGAGCATTGCGATTTTGTGACTTCGTTTTTTAATGTCATTTTCTTTGCATTTTTATAGTTTGAAATTGTATGTATGTTTCTAGTTTTGGCTTGTTTGTGTCGTCCGGTATTTTATTCCATTCACTTTCCCAATATTTCAATATTGCCGCGTCCGGTTCAAATTTATTAACCGTTAATTTTTCGGTCAACTTTAAAAACCATTCTTGCATTTCAGGCGGTAACGGTACGGCGTTTGAATAGTCAACTTTATTGTTATTTTGCCGCGCTTGCGTTATTGCTTCTCCTGCTAATAATCTCAATTCAAAATAATCCTTTGCCCAATTGGAAAGTATTTCAATGTCAAGCCTGTCAAATATTTTGCCCAACTTTCCGGTAACGCCCATTCTTATGCACGTTTTCCAGTCTGCAATTGTCATTGTTTTGTGTTCGTCAAAAAGTATTTCCGCGATTGGTTCTATTTGAAACGCTTCAATATTTTTACCAGCATTCAACAAAAGTATGTTTGCTGTGATAATTTCAGTCAAAACCATGATAGCCGTATCTTTTCCTAGGTAGTGCGCTATGCCGCCAATTGTGGGCGTATCTGCTAGTATTGCCGCTGTTGGTGTAGATACTTCAATATTTTTCCACGCCCCGGTAGCAATACAAAAGCATTCCTTTGCGCGTTGTGCGTTAAATTTCGATGGTTCTATTTGCTCCCACCGTTGCAGCGTTTTGGTCGGTACTGTCATCTCCGTATAGCGACCTAAACGCCCTTTCTCTAAGTCCGATGACTGTATTTGCAAGTGCTTCATGCTTTTTAGTTGTGTTTGACTTGTGATTAGTATTAGAGCCTGGCTTGTTGCTGTTCAAAATGTTCTGAATGATAAAATTAAAATTCCTTTGGCATGATGACGGGGCAAACATTACGCCGCCGCCCTTCGTTTCGTGTATCGCATAGAAATAATCAAACGCGCCGCAAAAAAATATTTTAATTGCTTGTGTGATCTTTTCAGGTTGGATAGTTACAAACTCTTTTGTTTTCGCAAACTCCTTTTCAACAACCGCAAAAGATACCATTTCAACTATTTTTTTGATGCTTGCAAAATCCCGTTGTCGCGACTGCTCCCAATTGTACGGGTTTATTTCCAAATTCTTTTCTTTGCTCTTTGCCTCTAATGCTTCATTAAAACTATCCATTGCCGCGCCCGTGTAATTATCCGGCAAAATTACTTTTCCGTTTTTGCTCAAAAGTTCGCGCCGCGCCCCGGGTGTATCTTTTTTTTGTGTACGCTTCTTTTTAGGCAAAAGTTCATTTTCAAAAACATCATTTTCATTTTCAAAAGATGCAAAAACTTTTGTTTTTGGAGTACTATTATCATTAGTACTATTATTAGTACTATTATCATTAGTATTATTATTGTACGGATGGTTATCCGTAGGGGGTACGGATGAACGTCCGTAGGTGTACGGATGGTTATCCGTAGGGGGTACGGATGAACGTCCGTAGGTGTACGGATAAGCGTCCGTACTATTGCCCGCTTGGCCGTCTTTAGAAAAGACTAAAAGGTCGTATGTTCTGCCCCATGCAAAGAAAGTTTTACCAGTTATTTGGTTTTCATTGTGGAACATAATAACGCCAGCCGCCTCTAATTTTTTCATTCTGCGATAAACAGAATCTTTGCTATTCAATCCAAGCATAGGGGCGTTCTCTATAACTATATTGTAGTCAATCCAAAAGTACACGCGCCCGTCGTCAATGCGTTTAATACACCCCGCACTATTTGCAAGGTCTTTAAATGCGTCAAATACGCAAAGGTCGATAACGTCCAATTTTAGGCCGTGCGTAATTACTGCGTATTGGTTCAGATTAAAATTATACTTCATTGCGTTATTAGTTAAAATTTGATGTATTATACAGCACGGTCATGTCGCCACTTAAAAGCCGCTCAATTCTTTCCAGTTTTTCGGCTCGCTGTTGGTCGGTATGGAACTCATAAAAATCAATATTTTTTATCTCCTCTCTTGACTTGTTATCAAGCACCCAAAATACCGAAAATGTAATATACTGCTCTTTACAGGTCGTGGTATTAAATCTAATCCCGCACTTAATTTCTTTTGCAGAAATTGCGCCCATTTGCGTACAAATTTTTGCGGCTATTTCGTGTAAGTCCATATTATTATTTTTTGTTATTAAAAAGTTGATCTTCGTTTATTTCGCCTTGTAAATATTGGTCAATCTTTTGTATTTTTTCTTTGTGTTCGTTGTCGCTTTGAAACTCGTAAAAAAACAAAGACTTAGTCCTTTCATTTGAAACATAAAACGGCTGCCAAAATACCGTAAAAAACACGACTTGCGTTCCGTCATTTTGAGTAGTAAAGGATAGCGACACTTTGCGCTCCTTTGCTTTTTTCATTGCCATTTGCCTGGTAATAGCAATTGTTATTTTGTGTAAGTCCATATTATTTGATCGGTAAAATGCCCCACGCTTGCAATAAAATTACCGCGCAAAGGCCAAAGGATATCCATGCCGCTACGTACTGAGCAGCAATTTTAAAATCTTTTTCCATGTGAAAAGGTGAATAAAAGAAGCCGGAATACTTGGGAGCAGTGGTTTGGATTAACCAAGGGGAGGCGTTTTCCCCATACTGCTCCGAAATATCCGGCTACAAAAATAAAACAAATCAATACGCCATTATTAAAACACTTGCTTCCGGTATCCCTCCATTGCTTTAGCGTGCTTCAATAACAATACAAAGGTAAAAACTTTATTCCAATATTTGCAACTATTGCGCAAATATTTTTTTGTTTTTAGTGTTTGCTAAATTCTGACATTTTATTGAGGTATTTTTTCCGCAAATCAATATCATTTAACATATCTAAGTAACGATCCGGAATAACAACTTCATGCGTACTTACAAAAACGGGTTTTTCGCTTTCCTTTGAAATAACGCCGCCTTGAACTTTTTTGTACATTTCATCAATCACCTCTTTCCATTTTGCGTCGGCATCTTTAAAGTTTTCTAAGGGCGTACCAAACGACACGCACAAATCCCTTGCGCCTTCGTAAAGTTCGTGCAGTTGCTTAATTCTTTCGTATGCTAAAAAGTCACTCATTTTTTTGCGTTTTATTTGTTACCCATTTTTTCAACTTCAATCTTTGCCTGTCTGACTAGATTATAAGCGGCCAATTTTATTTCCGCCGCGTCACGTCTGTTTTTAGGCTGAACACCTGACAAGCACCGCGATACCTTGCACCGAGTAAAACCCGTTATTTCGGCAATACGCGCTTGTTTTATGTTGTACCGCTTTAACTGCTCGTTTATACTTACCAATTCTGCTATTTTTGATCTCATACTTTTGCTTTACTGCTTTTTTATTGCGCAATAAACGGAGCAAATGTAAGGCAATTAAAGATAATTGAACGGGTAAATTACGAAAAGATGTTCTTAGATGTTATTAAAGTCTTTTTCGCCAACTATGTACGATTCGATCAAATCAATAATTGAAATGTTTAAATCCTTTGAATTATTCGGATAAATATAAAGCGATTTGTTATCTCTATGCCCATTAAAAAACGTTACGTCAACAAAATGTATTCCATCTGGACAAGTTGAATATTTTACCCAAATTGTACCACGCGAAATATCATAGTATTTTTCAATAAAAGTATTTAAGTGGTTTGCAATTGCAACTAAAAACGGTTTCCCATTGTCGTCAAAAAAATGATTTTCTTGTAATTGTGTCATTATTTTTTGTTTTTATTTGTGAATAGTAAAAAGTCCCGTATATTTGCGCGTCAAAAGTTCATAGAACACATTTTTAACCAAATCTAATTATTATGAAATAGTCAAAAACATCCCTGCGATTCGCGGGCGCAATTTTAAAAACTTTATAAAAGCCTAATCAATAATACGATTAGGCTTTTTTGTTTTATACTTTGCAGAATGTCGAGTGCGATTCTAGTTCTTTTTTTTGTTTTTCAAGCAAGCCTAATAATTCTGTTTCGCTGTTACCAAAGAACTTTGTAGGGTAGTACGGGTCGCCCTCTTTTGCCTTTGCCCTGTACGCCTCAAGTATTTTAAAGCGATTATCAATAATTGTTTCAATAGCGTAACAAATTGCTTTGTGTGCTACTAAGTTAGCAGCCGTTCCTTCATGCTCCCATTGCTGCCATTTTTCGCCGTCCCATTTTTGGCCTAACGTGGGCATGAGTATTGCCAGTCCGTCGTTAATCATTTGCGACTTGTTTGCCTCTTTTAACATAGCATACATTTCATCTGTAACCCTAACCCTTAACCAGGTCTTTTTTGGGTTATCGCTTTTTTTTCTGCCTTTTTTTGCTTTATGTGTCATTGCGTTGTTGTGTGTGTTATTATTTTTTGCGCGTAACTTTTACCGCGCTTGGCGTGTGCGCGTTGCTGATCGTAAACAAATACCCGCCGCCTTTTGGCGTACTTGTTTGTTTGTCTATGTCCGAAAGTTTAGTGCATTTCATTGCAGATAAAACACGTCGTTTTATTGCTGGTGTTGCGTTTTTTATTTGCAACACTTGTTGAGGCGCGTTTTCTGTGGCTGGAATAATCCAGTAGTGTGGTTTACTCATTGTGTTATAATTGATTCCAGTTTACGCCAAATTCATCTGTGCGACCATCTCTCGCATAAACGGTTTCATGTTCATTATAACCTCCGTTTTTATGCTCCCAAATAACATCTGCAGCCTTGCTTGCGGCTGTCATCTTTTCAAGAATTGGATATATTTCAGGATGTAAATTTTCGATGTCATTATCCATAATTACTATACCGCAATTGTCTGACCATTCCAATATCTTTACACCATTGTGTAGTACGGAAAAATTTTCAAATGTGCCATTTTGAGGCACACTGTAACTCGATTTTATAAACTCGTAATTTGGCATAATATTTTTATATTTTTAAGTTTTAAAATTCCTTCCCGCTTTTACACGGGGCATTGCTGCGTGGTTCGATTAAAAAGGTGTGTGATGGTTAATTGCTTGTATGTAATTCTATTTTGTCCGTAAATCCGTTATAGGATAAATAAACAATATTTCCGAACATGCCTACTTCGCTTGATTCAATACGAAGCACATATACTGCATTTCCCGCGCCAGTAGCGTATCGACTAGCATTTTTTACGATTAACTTAGATAACTCTTTCGTTTGTTTTACATCTCCTTTTTTGTTGAAAATATTTTCCTTTGGAACAAGCATTGGAGTGGCTTTTTCAATGTTGTTTGCGGCTAATTGTAATAGTGACATAATTTTTATATTTATTTTGCTACCTGCAAATTCCCTGTGGTTCGATTAAAGTAGAAATACAAAACTAAGGCACAAATACCGCCTTTAATTTGCCGGACGGAGTAAAATACAATCCGTGCAAAGAGTTATTTTCAATTGCGTTCAAAATATTGTTTGCCTCTCTAATAGATACATATTGCTGAAGTGCATCAATAGTAGCATTAACAAACTTAACTACCTTTTCAGAGTTTTTTGATTCATGGATTGCAATTTTTTCAACGTTCATAATTTTTAAAATTTAAGTGAGTGAATAAGTGCGTTACCGCGTTTTGATAGGTCAAAGATACTGGCGTTTTACATTACGGTGGTAACATTTAATCAATTATTTTTCAAAAAAAGTAATTTTTATTTTTCAGAAAATATTGAAAGTTTGTAAGTGATTGATAATGAACACAATAAAAAAAGCGCAAAGGTTTTCACCCCGCGCTTTTTTTTGATTAAAATTCCTGTCTTATGCTTACTGTCTAATTTTTTGGAAAGTGCCGCAACTGGTCATTTGTCCACGTTACTACATTGCCGCTGTTGTCGCTTCCTGTTATTCGAGTAATATTAATCGGTATCTTTGTCTTATATTGCGTATAGATCAATAATTCGGCAAAATAGGAACTCCAATACACCGCGTCGGCAAAGTCCGAACCTTGAGCAAGCACAAGCCCCCTGTTAGCAAATACAAGCGTACTAAATGCTTCCGCTATTCTTTTGCGCTCTACGTCTGCATTTGTATTGCTATTTACAGATAGTTCAATTTCGGAAATCGTAACAAATTTGGTACTATTTGCTTTTATCGTTTTTGCACTTAGTCTTTGTATTTGCGGTATGGCAGACGGCACTGGCTTCCTAGGTAGCGGCGTACTAGGTAGCGGTATATTTTCGCCCCAATACATTTTATAGTCGTTTTTAAAATTTAGTGTGTAAATTCGTATTGGGCGTACCGGATCGCCTGGTGGTGTTGGTGGTGGTGTTGGCGGTACAACCGTGCCGGGTCTAGTATTCAAAACCGCCTCTATTAAAGCGATACCGTACCCAGTGCCGTTATCTTTGCCCGTCGGTGCTATGTCCCTAGAAACAGCCGCTAAATACGTTTTAACCGCCGTGTAAGTAGGCAGCAAATCGCCCCACTTTGATATTGCAATAGCAACCACGCCCGATAAAAAAGGCGTTGCCATGCTTGTACCTGAAATTGTAGCGTATTGATTATTTAACCAGCAACTTTGAATACTTCGCCCTGGCTGCGCGTTCCAAACCTGTACGCCCTGTGTGCTGTAAGATGAACGCCCGCCCGATTGATCGAGCGAAGCGCACGTAATTGAGTACTGAGACGAACCAGGGTACTGTACACCTTCGCCGCCTGTGTTGCCCGCTGCAATGCAGTACACGCCGCCCAAATCTGTTATTGCTTTCATTGCTGCCTCTACGTTACCAATTGCCGCCGTGTTGCCGCCAAATGAACCACTTACAACCGTGCGTATTCCTGCTGCTTTTCTTGCTCTATCTTTTGCAAGTTGATCTACTTCGCACAACCTAAACCACTCAAACGAACCGCCGCCCGTTGCCCCCAAAATTTGATCAAACTCGAAAGTAAGAACGCCCGATTTGATAAGGTCGAACGCAATGCCAAAATCCTGTGCAAAGATAATGCCGCCTACGTGCGTCCCGTGTCCGTTACGATCAATTCCCCGTGCGTCGGTGGTGTAATTAAACCCCGCCTGTTTGCCCTGCTGCAATTGCGCGTGGTCGGTATCCATTGCGGTATCAACTACCCTAATGTGTACCTTGTTTTTGCATTCCGCCGCAATGCGATTACGGAGCGCGTTTAGTTTGTGCTGTTCCGCACCCCAATTCGACACCAGCACCCGTGTGCCGTCCCGTTTAGTTACACCGCTTTCTATGTTTTGCGGAAATTCACCGGGCTGGGGCAAAATCTCGAATGTATCCTTTTCAAGTTGCTGAACCTGCTCTATGTACGCGCTCCGTAAATTTCTGTTAGTTTGTCCACTTAAATTATGGCAAAAAAAAACAAGCATTAAAATAGCGGTCGTTTTTGCGGCTGGTAATTTTGGCAACTTTGCGTTTTTAAATATTTCCCAAATAATAGTAGCAAGTCCAATTGTAGCCGTTAAAATTTGCTGCCAATTGCCGCCAATACCCGCCTCAACGACCGACCTTAAAGCCACGAACAACTCGGGCGTAAGTGACGGGAAAAGTTGAATAAAAATAACAGATAAAAAGCCCCATGTGTTTGAGTTTTTTACCCATCCAATTGCGTCAATTTTTGCATCTTTGAAAAAGTTTCTAAATAAGCCAATGCCGCTAATTATAGAAAAAAATGCTTGCACCATCTTTTCGGCTTCGCCCGTAGGAAACCCTACCCAAAGCGTACCAATTACAAGCGTAATCATTAAGGCGAAGTTTGCGGAAAACAATTTTCCTACAACTACCTCTTTTGTGAGCGGCTCTTTTGCTTTTACCGCGCCGCTTTTTGCTTTCTGTTTGTTGTCTGCCATATTATTTAGATTTTTTCCTACTTTTTGTAGGCTGTGAAAAACTTTCTAGTGTTGCCTGCATTTCCGCAACCTGAATCGAAAGGTTTAGGCGGTCGCTTTCGCATATGTGCAAGCGGTTAGCAACTAACTGTATTTCAGACCTCAATTCCGTCTTTTGCTCTTTTAGTTGCTCATTTAAATACCAAACTAAAGCACATAGCAGCACTACTAAAATACTTTGCTCTAATATCTTTTTTTGTAATTCCGTCATTATTTGAATCATTACAGCACGGTCGTTTTATTACTTACTGTAATATAAAAACCGTGCCAAATTTTTTTATTTAACTTCTAAGTGCTTGACTTGTTCGCGCAAATTAGCCGCAACAATGTTGCGTAATTTAATCGCGCCTTTGAACTTAAATTTCAGATAGTCCGGCTTTATCACCTCTTTGCCGTCAACGACATACCTACGACCTATGCAAGCCGCAACACGGAACGTTCCTATATCGTCAAGCACAACCGCGTTAACGCCTTGTCCTGCTGCCTCTGCAATGTTCTGAAACGCTAAATTTATAACGTCGCGCAAAACATCTTCGTCAAGTCCCGTTTGACTTTCAAGGCGTTTTACTAAGTCGCTTGTGTCGTAATAACCTGTTACTAATTTACTCATAATAGTTATTTTTTATTGTTATTTAATCTTGTGTATTTTGCGCTGCCATCTTTGCGGCGCGTTGCAATTACCGCGCTTTGTCGGTTTTTGCGGCGTGTTGTGTACGAAATATGTACCCATTCCCCGAACTCCTCAATGACCTGATCGAACTCAATGCCTGACAATAAAATAAGGTGAAACAGTTCGTTTGCCGTGTAGCCTTTTGCGTGTATGTCTGCTGCTTCGCCTCGTAGATGCTGCGAATTTGGCGCACCGCCAACAGCCCTATTTAATGCTACACATCTAAACCCGCTCGAAACTCGAATAGATACGCCCAACTTATCACATAGAGGTTGCAAAACGTTTTCACATAAAGCGGTTAATGCGGTTGTCTGCTTTTCGTTCGGAATGTTTTGTATTCCGCGCCGTGTTGCAGTATCGCTATGTATCATTTTGCGCAAACTAAAATCCTTTGTTATTTGTCCGTCGGGTGTAAGCATAAGATTTATATTTTAAGGTAAGACATTTTTGACCCTGCCTTTAATGTTACATTGCTTGTTCCCACCTCCGACCGTAAACGCATTTGAACTGTGCCGCCCGTTACAACCGTAACAAGCCAAACACCCTCGATATACGTGCTAATTGTTGCGGCGGGATTACCGCTTGTTCCGCTACCATTTATCGCCGTTGTGCCTGCTATTGCATCATTTTGCACCTGTTGCATAGAACTAAGTGTTTGCGCCCCGATTTGATTTGTAACGCGACCCATTACGACGGTAGCGTCATTAGGCGCGTTAAGTGCTAACCCTATACCTGTCACCGCGCTTGCAAATGTCGCAAAACCGTACAACCGCACTACATACGACGTGTTTGCTTCCGCTGTAAAAGATAGCCCCGTTACGTCTGTTAAAGTTATTGTACTGTTGCTAATATCGCTCGGTAAATTTACAAACGTCTCAGAATTTATAACAGGTAAAGCCTGTTGTATGTTTAATTGCAGTGTACTATCTTCTACCCAACTACCAATTTTTTGCGTAAAAATTGCAGTAGGCTTTGTGGCCGTAAATGTGCCGCCTGTTCCTAAGAAATAGTCTTTGCCCTTTTCGAGCGCAAAACCTTGCAATGTGCCGCTATATGCAACTTGTATTGTGTCATTTGCAGCGAACGCCGTATCTATTGCAATAGCGACCGCCGCGCTGTCTATTTTTGTATTGCTTGCTATCCATGCCTTGCCCGCTGTAATCCTAACAAGCGACCAATTTGGTATTGCTTCGCCTGCTAAAATGGTTGTGACGTTGCTTGCTCCAATTATTCGCGGTTGTGCGTTTACCGAAAAGCAGCAAAAAAGAGCCAAAATAATAATAATGTACTTCATGTCTTTAATTTCGTATGTAGTAATAGGCCGCACTTTTTGAAATAGCAGACGCGGCAAACGAGATGCCAAAGTCTGCTGCATAGTGCCACCATTTTGTATTTGCTTTTGTCCCAATCCCCAGTATTACGCCGCCTGTAATATATCCAATTTTGCGCGTGTCGTCGGCAAAATGGTAAAAATCATTTGCGCCCGTCCATTTTATAAAACCCGACTTAAATCCGTTTTCAGGATCGCCGCCCACGTAAACAGAACGCCAACTTTCCGAACCCCAAAATCCTGTTTTTGATGCGTTCCATTTGCGATCAAAACTTGTACGCCCATCGTGTAGATAGCCCTCCAAAAGTCCGTCCGCTGCACCACCGACCGCGATCAACGACCAAGCGAACATTTTTGTACGGGTTATTTTGTAGGTACTTGCAACCGTCCGAAATTTGCGGATAGTTGAGGGCTTTTGTTGTGGTGTAAAATCGCGGTACTCGTTCGGGCGAAAAGTGTGCGTTTCTGCTGTGATAAATAGGTCGCGACCGCCAACACTTAAAGGCGTGTTCATTATGTAACCGCTAGTAACACCAAACACCCCGCACTTATTAGGGTCAAACGCTACAATAGTATCCTGACATAAATAAACGCCGCCCACAATTGGATTTAATCCTTGCGCCTGTGCAGATAGGCTGCACAACAAAAGCAGCATTATTAATTTAATATTTTCCATACTTTGCCCCTTGTGTTGTATTTGTAAATTTTGCCGTCAATTATTACCGTGCCATCTGCAAGCAATATCGTTTTGCTGGTTTGCGGATCGCTTTCTTGTGTTGGTTCGCTTGCGCTTCTTGACCTATTTGTGTCCGATATTGGGCGCAATTCATACTGATTATTAATGTTCCTGTATACCTTATTTGTATTACTTGTTCTGTACAAGTCCGTCGTATACCCGTTTAGATTGTAAAGCCTAACAATGCTACCCAAAAATGTCATTGTGCGCCACGTTGTAGCCGTGTCCGCTCTCCATTGCCAATTTGTAGCCGTTCGCCTAAATCTAATGCCTGTATTATTTATTCTCCAAAAGCCATTAGTGTATAAATTAGGCTCTTTTTTTGCAATACTATCAAGTGGATTCCTCCCAATAATAGTACCGATGTTTCGAGAATATCGGGAAAGTTCTGTAATTCGCCTCCTTAGCGTAGCCGCGTCCCTTGCAATTGCAGCCGATTGCGTTGCCTCCGCTTCGATTTTGCCCGACAAAGACAATAAAGCCGCCGTTGTGTCCCCTATTTTTGTGGTATTTATTGTTTCAACATCGCCAAAAACCTGCAAACGTGATTGGTAAAAAACTCCGGCACGGTTAAAAATCCATGTGCTATCAACGTCCTGTGCAAAAGCATTGCTAAAGGAAATAAAAAAGATGCTTAAAATGAAAAGATATTTCATGTTATAATAATTTATTTTGTTTTAATAGAATTTAGTTACAATGATATTGAAAACTGCTGATGCTGGGTCGCTTGAACCGCCCGAACCATAACGATTGTATCTTACCGTTACCGTGTTGGCTGCTGAAACCCACGCCGTGTAGCAACTATTCGCTACAATTGCCTCAACACCGGGTGCAACTGTCACCGCGTCACCGACCGCCGCTCCTGTTACCGTTACCGTTAAGTCACTGCCTGAGTGCGCGCCTGTTGACGGGAAATTAAGCGTTGCGGACGCTTTGATAATTGCAGGTATGGTGTGCCATGATGTGCCGTCGTAATTTTCTAGTTTACCCAAATCTGTGTTAAACCCATACGGGTATTCGCCGCTTGCTGGTGTCGGCCTTGTTGCTGTTGTCCATACTTTTGTCGCTGCGCTTAGCGTTCCGCCGGCAAAAGATAAACCCGTGCCTATTGCCGCGTCTGTTATCCTATTGCTTGCATCCCTGCCCGTTATTGTTGCTGCTGTTGACCCTGCCCGTTATTGTTGCTGCTGTTGACCCTGACGACGGAATTGTTACAATGCCTGATGAAACGGAAAAACTTTCTATTGGCTGTGTTGGCAGAACAGAACCAGCTGCCACACTTTCGTACGGGGCGGTCAAAACCTTAAACCCTGTTGCTGTTGCAATTATTGCGCTTTTGCCAATTGCACCATAGTTAAACCCGCTTCGCCATAAAGTGCCGCCGTCCTGGTACATATAATTTCCTAATCCTATGCCGCCGCTCCCAAACTCTGTTATTACATTTTGCGCGTTATTGCCGTCGTAATTTGCCCTTAATAAAACTGAACCGTCTGTTGCCGCTCCTGTGCCTGCTACGATTTGCCCGTTTACGTACATTTTTGCGCTTGCAATAGGTGATGCCCCAACCCCTACACTTGTACCGTTGTCCTGTATTTGACTATTTGCTATTGCACTTAAACCGCTAAATTTTGTTACATAATTTGCCGTACCCGTCCCCGTAACCGTGCCTTGTGGTATATTGAAAGAGCCGCCGCCATTGCTTAGTGTGACAGTTGGCGCACTATACGATATTGTTTGATACGCCTCTGTTTTTGGTTTTACCCATGCCACACCATTCCATGCGTATATTTCTGGGTTTGGAGTGCATGAATTTATAACAATTAACGAATTGTGTTTTGCAGGTGTGTAATTAGGTGCGGAACAACCTGTTATTTGCTGGATTCGATCACCGCTTTTTGCCCACGTTGTGCCACTAATGTGTTCATACCAAATATAAGAATTTTGGTCAACCGCAAATTTTGCCCCGCTTACGCCCGGGTTTGTTGTCGGCGCGCCCGTTGTCCAAATAAATGTACCAACTCCCTGTGAACTACATTTTTTTGCGCCTAATAAATTTACGATCAAAAAGACCGCTAAAAAAAGTAATCTCATATTTTTAGTTTCTAATTATTACGTTTAGTTTGTAAGTTTGCCCTGCCGTTAATGTGCCGTTTGCGCGTATTGTGTAACTACCTGTCGTTTGTGTATCTACATAAAATTTTGTTATTTCGGACGCGGTTAATTGGTTGGCCGCTGAAAAAACAACCGTCGGGGCAACACTCCACGTGTTTGGAAAAGTTCGAGTGTAAATAACCGCGTTTGCGGTTGGTGCTGTTCCAACCAATAGCGTTACCGTGTATGCCATTTCCGCCCCGCTATTTACTGTTATTGTAGGCGTTGTGCCTAGTGCGCCGCCCGCTGTTAAAGAAACGCTTTGCGAACTATTAAGAACGTGCCAGTTTGCGCTTGCCGTCCTTGTTTCTAGTCCAAACATACTACTATTGTACCTTAGCCATCTTAACGCGCTTGTGGGTCTGTTTCCTGTATTTCCGCTGCTTAGCGCTATTCCGTCAGTCGTGTTGTCCATATCAATCGAGGCCAATGGTGCTTCTTTATTTATGCCAAATTTTCCATCAGTTGTTATTGATAGCCCCGTTGATCCGCCGCCCAATTGCGCAAAAGGCTGCAACTTAAAACTGTTACCTTCCGATGAATTGTCAATACCGTGAATCCATTTTGTAGTCGCACCTACCAAATTATATTGTACAGCCGGGTCGCCACCAGCCGCCGCCGTGTTTACCTGCAAAATAGTGCTACCTGTTCCGCTGTTTTCTAGTCTGTGTAGGTAGTTTGTCGTAGTTATGCCCGTTGTGTTGCCTGTCATATCAAGGCCATAAATAGTTTCACCAGCCGCCGCCGTTGCCGTTGTTTGTATTGTGCTTCCGAAACTTGGCAAAGTACCAGCGTTTACTTGTAACCCTACGCTTGTGCTATTGCCTGTTACATTTAAACGACCCGAGCCTGGTGTTGCTGTGCCAACCGATAAATTTGTGCCGTCAAATGCAAAATTATTTGTTGCTGTAATTGCGTTCGTTCCGCTCCAATACGCTACTTTGTTTGCTATGCCTGTGCCGCCAACCGTTCCCGATGCGTTTAATATGCCGCCTGTTATGCTTAATCCTGTTCCTAATGCAATATCCCTACATATATTATCCGAGCCAAACCCCGCTATCGTTGTGGCCGTGCCTGTTCGAGTTGAAACCTTTAAATTTCCGACAACATCTAACTTTGCGGTTGGGGTTACGCCTGTGCCTATGCCCACATTGCCGTTTAGTCCGTCAATGAACATTCTGAGCGTATTTGTCGGTGTTACGATATTTGGATCTGCAAAAAAGGCCAAGCCGCCTTGGTTGCCATTTTGCGCCCTGTCAACACCTGTAATAGAGCCAAAAATGTATCCTCCAATACCTTGAAAATCAATCCCCATATAGTTGGGCGACGTCGTTTCTCCCCCTAAATTATAATCAGAAAAAATACTCATTTTTAGCCCTTTTGCCGCGCTTCTGTAATGCAGTCCGTACGATGGCGAAGTGGTGCCTATACCTACGTTTCCCCCGTTAAAAAATGAGTTTGCGCCTGTTGAAAAACGTATCTTTTCAGAACCTGCATAGTCGTAAAAACTTGCATCGTTAACAGAGCCCGATTGACCGTACCCGATGCGAAAAAGAAACCGAGCCCCATTTTCGCTAAAAACGTCAAATTCGCCTTGTTCGCCATCCGATGACGTTGAAGCAGCATAAAACAATGTACGCCCTGCGCCCCCAACCAAATTTTGAGTAACAAATCGTGATGTACGGAGTGAACTAGATGCTGAATTAAATTGATCTATTTGTAGGCCGTTTAAGCCCGTGCCAGCCGCCGCCGCGTATGTATGTACGCTGTTGTTTGGTGACGCTACCCCAATACCCAATCTAAAGTTTGACGGATCGTAATTTAGGCCAATATTTGATGCAATTGTTTTTGTTCCTGTAAAATATGATACTTGTGTTGCTGCGCCTGTTCCTGTTATATCCCCTTGCGGAATAGCAACCGAACCGCCGCTCAAACTTAGAGACAAATTAGGTGCAGAATATGAAAGTGTTTGTATCTCGTTTGTAGTACTTAAATCACCCGTGTTTGTAACCGTCACAACGCCCGCGCTACTTGCTACGCCTATACCAGTACCCGCCGCAACACCAACAACGGGCAAATTAACACCCATACCCGAACTTATGCCCAATGCCTGACCTGTTAATGACAAATTTTGTATTTCGTTAGCAGGGTTTGCGTCCGCGTCGTTAACATTCAAATTCAATGTGCCGCCGCCATTTGACAGGGTTATATTCCCAGCCGCACCCGTGGTACTGATAGTTTGGTTAATGTTAGGAGCAGTATTGGTTATTGTCAAATCAGTACCAGTGGCCGCTAAAGAAATAGATGTTCCAGCCACAAAGTTAACATCCGTACCCGTTGAACTATTTAGCGTTACGGGCGAACTTGTACCTGTAAAAGATAAATTTGTGCCACCTGACGAAGCAGGTGAAGTAATAATGTATTTTTGTGTAAGTGTATCAAAAAATACCGTTGTGCCGCCCCTGCCTACAATCTTAATAGTGTCTAAGTAATTTATTGCGGTTGTACGTAAGCTATCCGATGCAAAAAATGAAAAGTCAACATTTGCGCCCGCGCAAAAAGTAGAATCAATAAAACCTGAAATTGTAGAAAAACCCGTTTGGTTTAACGGTATGGTTATACGGTCGGGGTTTGTTCCGGTCTGCTCAATAAATTCAACTGAATTACCAGGGCGTAAACGGATTAAATACGGTTCATCTATCCACCTATTAAAAACACCTAATCGGTACACCATAAGGCCGTTAAAAGACCTGCTTTGAAAACTTGTACCGACGCAAATATCACAACTATCGCCTGTCATATTTGCATTGCTAAAACATTCAAATTCAAAAATAGGACTTTGAGCCTTTGCACTCAATCCTAAAAAAATGACTATTAATGTAGTTACTATAAATCTCATTTTATACTATTGTTACTCGTTTTAAGAATCCAGGCAAACCCGCCGTGCTGCTTTCGTTGTGCCAAAACGGATCGTGATAAGATAGTCCGTCATCAATTGCGCTTTCGTCGCTGTCATACTCAGGTAGCAAATTTAATGCCTCGATAATTTGCGCGTCCGTTGGCGGTATGTATGCGTTTACATGTACCTCTATTGTAGTTTCAGGAACTTCGACAATTAAATCACTTTCGCCGCTCCAAAAATTACCGCAACCGCCGCCGCAATCGGACGGCGTTGTACTTGCAAGCACAAAACAAAATTGAACAAATGCCCGTCGTTCGTCGTCTGTATCTGTTACCCACAAAGTGCCAAATACCTGCACATCACCGCGGCTATCAAACACAAGTGTATCGCCCTCAATGCCCAATAAAATAGAACCATTTGCCGCGCTAATTACCGTAATACCGTCACCTACCGATAAAGATTGAATAACAACGCCGCCCGCCGTAATAATATCCATATTAAAATCATAACCCGCAATATTTACAGGTAATGAATTTTGTGTGATAATTACAGGCAAAGGAATATCCGTACCCTGTAACGATCTTATTTTAACCTTTTGCGGTGCTATGTTTATAGTAGGCATACTGGTATTTTTAAAGCAAAAACCCCCGAACCCCAAAAAGCAATGAGGCGCGGGGGAGCAATGAACTACATTTTTTTATCCTAATTAGGCAGCAACAAAATCAACGCGGCAATTTGTCGGTGATAATAGCGTACCAGTCCATCTAATGTCGCTTTCTTGCGCCGCTGTGATAGTCACGGTGTAAAGCGTAGATGTAGATGAACCCGTTGAGGTTGTAACAACTGTCGCGTGGCGAACCGCTCCTGCTGTAAGTGCAGCCGTTACGCTTGTAGTTATTTGGCTGGTAGTAGTAGTACCAGGCACAATGTCAATAATTGCAGTAGTTACACCGTTTGCAGTTACTGACTGACCAGTCAACGCGCCAAAAGCAGATCGCACATAAGTACATACGCCCTCTTGTACACAAGTTTTTGTAAATGCAGCCGCACCTCCCGACGCTGTAAGGCTTACCAACTCTACGTCTGAGTAAGACGTAACTACAAAGTTTGTGCTTACTGCTGCAATTGTAAGGCTTTCTAACCCGTCTGCATAATCTTCGTAACCGTTTGCCGCAAGTGCTGCAATAACAGCCGCCTTGACAGCCGCCGCACCGGACACCGCCGCAAAAGTTAGTGTTTGATTATTGCCGTCCCGGTCTTTGATAATCAAGCCCGTGACGGTGTTGGCCGCGACATATGTTGCTACATATTTGCACATCGTAGTGCCGTCGCCGCAGCATGGAGAGTCTGATTCGTGAATTTTTATGGTATTATCCGCGTTTTGGTCTGCGACCAATAAAGTCTTAAAACTCATATTATTACTTTTTTAGTTTGTTATGATTAACGGCAAACCGTCGATTTCTCTATATTTGTTTGCTATTTCAGCGTCGTTCCATTTACCAATCGGGCAATGCGTCACTTCATAGCGCAATTTTTTAGGATTAAGATTTATTTCGCACTCCGTTTTTACTTCTAGGTAGCACCCGCAATCTTTACACTTTAGGTTTTTAGCATTAAAGTTATCGCAACCCCTACAAATTTGCATCCTGTTTTCTGAAACCTCAATACTAACCTTTTTTGTTTCTAGTGCCGCCTTTGCTCCTGCTTTTAATAGTTCATTAATTAAATTCATGTCCAATCTGTATTTATTACCGTTGCGCCTTTTCTGAAATTCCAACGCCGTGACGTTTTGCCCGTTGTTTTGCATCCGTTTGTAGTACAAATAAAAGGCAAAGGCAGGTTGTTTGTAGCCGCCGTATTTTCCAGCCACTCAATCATGTTTGTGGTTGTGCGCTCAATGTCTTTTTGAATGTCACCCCTAAACCGTTGTATTTCATCCATTTTGCCTGACCTAAACCCTGTTCCGTCCCCGGTGTTTGGCGTTACGCCGCCGCTTGTTACTCGCAAAGTTGTGCGTGCTAAAGTAGCATCAAAGACCTTCATCGCTAAAATGTTTACTAAATACACGTCCCACAATTCGTTGCAATCCACGTCTGTAAACATTTGAAATTCGCTCCAATCGTCGTTGTAACTTGGCTCTGTTGCGTTATTGTCGTTTAACGATGTGAACAATGTGCCGTAATAGTCCACCGTATCACCATCCATGTACACGTCCGATTTATTCCATGGCACTACGTCCGACGGTACGGGCGTTAATTTCGTTTTTAGATAGTCCCATAAATCCGAACCTAAGCACGTGCGTACAAATTCCTGTTCAATTTGCGGAATTAGTTTGCAAAATAGCGCGGTAGGATAGTCCCTGCTTGCGCCGCTGTTAATTAGAACTTGAAACGGGGTTATCATTGCTTTGTGTGTTATCTACTCCTGTTTGTTGCATTTTGAAAAGATCAATCATGCTTTGTATTGGATTATCAAATGTAATTGAATACCTTTTCATATCTTGCATGTTTAAAATGTCCCAACCTGCATTAATAATTTGATTCGTAAACGTTACAATAGTTTCTCTAAGGCTGTTTATTGTCGGCTCTACATTTGTAAGGTAGTCCATCAAATAGGCGTTATCTGAAAAACCGTTAGATGATTCTTTGCCTATAAAACGGGGTGTTACTTGGTGCGCTCTTGTTATGTGTCCAATCGCTATTTCGCCCGTAACGTCGTACCAATTTTCCGCCGTGTTCGGTTTTACTTGAAAAACAAACATTTCACCTGACCCGTATGGCCGCTCCGTAATTAGTACGCTTTGCGGCTTATCTGCTTTCATCGAAAAGTTATGCTCAAATCTATGTGCAAAATCTTCAAATCCAGCACCTTGCGCGCCCTCGTTATCAATTGCGTCCGATTCCTGACCGCCCTCAACTTCAATAATCAATTGCCCCGAAAAGTTGCCCGCCGCTTGCTTTGTAAGGTAGATGCTATCTTGCACCTCTCTATAAGCGTACACCGTCCCGTTTTCAGATTTTGGCCGCCCGTGGTAGTCAAGTTCACCCGATTTTAAAACAAACATTGTGCGGCTTACACCGTTTTCATCTGCTGTAAATTCCGGGTATCCTGTCACTAATCGAGGCGGGTTTTTCCTTAAATATTCATCGCTCCATTTTTTAGAAACGCCGTATATTTTATACTCAGTATCTGTTTTTGCGGGTAAAACGTGTTTTTCTTTATGTACGTTTATATTTATGCGTGTTTGTCCGTTTACTGTTGCATACGACAATTCAACATAAGCCTCACCTACCGACTGATAAAAGGTACTTATTAAAGCGTGTGCGTTTTGTAGTCCTTGCTCAAACGTAAAAAAAGTATCTACGTTAGTAGAGTACACAATTTGCTCTTGTAAAGAAACCTCGGTGCTTTCAGTAGGCAAATTCCAAACAGGATTAACCGCGTTTATAATTTTTGTCCGACCTCCGACCGCATACTCCGTCTTTTTAGAAATACAAGTGCCGTGTGTTGGGCTTAGTTTTCTAAGCATCATAAACAGGTCTAACAATCCGTGTGAACTGTTTAACATAGAACCAGCATAGGGAACAAACGGCCATTTTTTGAAAAAATCACCTAACTCCTTACTGTCTGTTACCTCGGATTCAAGCGGATTTCTAATGTCAAACATAGACATAGATCGCGTGCCGCTCCTGCGTCCCCACAATTCTTTTTTAGGATTAGTCGGGGTGTGTTCACCGCAACAATCTATGTCTATTGTTCTTTCACTCATTATTTGCTATTTTCCGCTGCTACTGATTCGATTATAAACGGGTGACCTTGCTTAAAAAGATATGCAAAGTCTGCTTGCGTTGCCGCCTTTGCGATTCTTTTAGTTGGCGGCGCGTCTGCTGTGCCTGGTATTTCTACACTAACATCTGTACCCATTAAATTAACAGGCTTACCCGCTTCATTAAGGGAAATAGACACCGGAAACATTACCAAAACTTCGTTCTTTACTTCGTACTTCATATTACAGTGCTAAAATTGCGGAATCGGTTAATGATGTTGCTGGCGCAAGTGAAAAGGTTGTTCCCTCTATAAGCATTTCCAAACGCGCTTGGTTTGCGCCCGTGTCCGACATTGCAGACGGGATAACCCGCGTATCTGTTTTGCTGCCTACAAAACCACCGACGGCGGTTGCGTCGATCTCAATGCCTTGCACAAAACGAGTACCGTTGTTAAGTACGTGTATAACTACGACGTTACAACAATCCTTCATGTTATTTGCGGCAATTGTGTACGCGCTTGACAGTCCTTTAAATTTAAGGAATGCGGTTTGTGTTGCAATATATGGCGCGCCCGCGTTTGCGCGTGCGCCAACTTGGTTAAAGTAGGCCGTGTCGTCTTTGTCATATGCAAGTGCTTTCCAAAGACCTGTTGAGGCCATTGTTAGACCCGAAATAACGCCCGACGTAAGGGTAACGGCTGTAATATCTGCAAGGTTACAAATGAACGAACGAGCAATACCGCCGCCGTCATTTGTACACGTTGCTACGCTATTTAAAGCGGCTAATGAACAAGGCATATTTTTCTTTTTTAATAGTTAAAGGTTAAGCCTTAGGCCGGAACGGGACGTAAAATATGTGATGCCATTACGCACATTTTAGGGTCTGCAATTGCCGCGCCCCAACGGAATGTAGTCGACATAAACACTTTTCCTTTATCCTCGAGGCTTGTTGACTGTTGAACAACCAATCCAGCACCCGAAAACAAGCGGTTTGAAACATCTTCCACGTTTGAAAGTACACCCCATGAACCAGGTGTTACAATTGCAGCGCGGTGCGACTTAACGCCCGTAATTGCGTCAAACTCGGTGTTAGCCTCCCATGTAATAACAGGCAACCCTTCCCACTCCATTACGTTTTTAGATATGCGTGTTGTGCCGTCCGACATTTCGATCAAGTAACGGTACGCCAACTCATTAGTTGGAGCCATATCCTTAATATACTTTTTGTAGGCGTTAAATTCAGCAGTTGTAACCAAAATTACAGGCTTTAACATACGCCCGTCAACATTTACGCCGCGATTGATAGCGATTTTCAACTCGGGCGAAGCAGCATCAACAAGTGCTTCAAAAAGTTCTGTAATATCGCCAACATATTTATCCGTTGCAATATCAATACCGCTTGCACCTGTTGAGATAACTAGATTGTAGTACTGATTGTATAGGTCATCTTCTTTGAGCGCGTCCAATTGCGTAACTAAACCGCCGCAATCGCCGGACATTTGCTGACCGTAATAGTCGACCCATTCTTGCGTATCAACTGCATAAGTTCCAGTAGTGTTCACCTGCTCGATAATAGGGTGGTTTGCGAAGTTGTAAAGGCTAAAGAATGAATTACCTAAACCTAGGTAAATACGCTCTAACATTAGACCTAAAACCTGTTGCGCCTCTGCACTATCTGTCAAAGGTGTTTGACTGCCTGGTGTAAATAAACGCTCAAAACAAGTGCCATAGAAAGCGTCCGGACATTGTTCTCCGTCATACTCTACCGGACACGTCGGGAACTCGGAAATATTCAAACGAACGCCGCCTTTAGGATTCCATGTACAACCGTTTGAACGTGCGCCCAATAGGTGTTTTGGTGTTGTAAAGGAAGCAAAACGCCCCTTTAAATCGCGTCCTAAATTGACTTCCGCGTAGAGACCTAAGTCCCTCGCATCTTGGTCAAGATTTTTAACCGCAAAGTTTTGAAAAAAGCGCAACGCGCTTTCGGTTTGTAGTGTAATTTGTGGGCCACTAGCCGACGTAATACTGAAACCTCCTTCAAGTATCATAGTTATTTCTTTTTTAAAGTTATTAGTTAGTTGCCTTTTGTGCAATATTCAAATGTTTAGCCAAACGGCTGTCTAAAATAGGGACTATTTTGCTTTGCGTTTGGTCTGCTTCTTTGAGTGCCGGCACGGGCGCATCTTCCTGTTTTGGGATTCCAGTACCTGCTTTTAGGCTTGCAATTGTAGCAGACAAAGAGGCAATTTGCGTACTGTGCGATTTATTAGCAGTTTCAATTTGAGCGGTCAAAGCGGCAATGCTTTCATCGCGGTTGTTTATTTCCGTTTGTGATGCCGTAATTTGATCCGTCATTGACTGTATAGTCGTGTCACGGTCTGCAAGTTGCTGCGTAAGATCGTCAAGGTTTGCCTGAAAACCGTTTAGGCGTTCGGTCATTTGTTCGACCTGTGCCGTAAGTGCGTCAACACCCGCGCTGCTCAAAATTTCGGGCAACGTTTGTTTTTGCTCCGAAAGAATATTATCAATTTCGGCCTCAGTCGCTTCCGGCTTTCCGAAAAATTGGCGTAAGCCGCTTAAAATAGAATCGTAAAATTTCATACTGTTGTATTATTTTGTCATTTTTTTAGCGCGTTTCATTGCGTATTGGAAATTACCTATACTGTCAACCAAACCGCGTTGTTTTGCTTCGTTTGCCGGGAACATTGCGCCCGATAATGTTTTATTTATATTGCTTGCACTCCCTGTTAAACGCCGTGCATTTTTTACTTCGTTGTGGAATTGCGTAGTAAGTTGGTCGATGTATTCTTGCAATTTGCTGCTATCACCGTCAATTAACGCCCTTTGCCCGCCGTTCTTTTCAGGCGTTTGTGTGGAATATATAAACTGGTAACGTTCGCGGTATTCTTGCAATACGGCTTTGTCGATTGGAATAAATGTACCAAGGCTGCCAAACTCTGCTGCTTCGCCCGATGCGATCTTTTCATCTACGCCAACAAGCCCGCGATATGCCGCCGACGCTTCCATATGCGACCAACTGATTACAGGTTTATTTCTTTCAGATATTGCAACCTGCAACTTTGCGCCTGCTATACTTTCACCGCCGCCGCTTTCGCTTTCGATAATAATGCTGTCAATATTTGTGTTTTCGTATGCGTCACGTAGCCAACCCGTAAATGTGTCCATTCCGTAACTACTAATACCATCCTGCGAACGCATAACGCCCTGTAATTTCAGTAAAGCAGTTGAGCCGCGTGGTATAGCGTCGTTTCTTTGTAGGTTCATTGCGCTAACGAGTACGCTTTGTGGCGTAACAATTTGCGGCAAAGATTTTTCGCGACGTTTTGATATGCCCAATTCAGCAAAAGGAACACCCGCTTGCAACATCGCTAATTCCGAAAAATATCCATTTAACGCCGTCCACCCAAACGCCTCGTTTACCTCCCATACCTGTACAGATGAAAGGGCTAATTCAATCGCGTTATTTAAAAATTGTCGCTGCTCCATGTTTTTATAGGGGCAAAGTTATTGCCAAAAAGTACCTATAATTATTTTTTTGGCTCTTTGTGTGAATTGCTGTACATTGTTTTTAAATAATGCGTATATTTGCATCGTGAACAGGAATGAACGAACACGGCTATTTATGCTTATGTATGCGCAATACATAAATAGTTTTTCATACGAAACGCGACGCGAAAGTTATTTACGTGCTGAAAATGCGGTATTCCAATTAACAGGCAAACGCCAATACAATAGTTATGCAACATTTCGGGCTTCGTTGTCTCGCTACGAAAGGACAAAAAGGAAAGTAAAAAGTAAATAAATTATGATATTTAAAGTACAGGAAATTATCTATAAAATTAGCCCTGCCAACGTATTTGGAAAAGAGCAAATAATACAAGAAGTGGCTTTATATTGTTACGAAAATCAAGCGAAAGTAATTCTTTGCTTTTATGGTAAAGATAATCAAGATGCAAAAAAGTATAGTGAGGCATTTGCATTGCAGACAGATATTATTGTTGATATAAAAATTTAAAATGAAACAGGAAAAGATTTTTAAATTTGTTGGCGATACGCTAAAGTTGCCCGGTGAAGAGCGACAATACAAGGCAGACAAAAAAATAAGAGCCAACAAGAAAAACAGGCTATGGAAAAAATATTTTACTCGAAAGGATAGAATTAACGCTTTTATACTAAAAAAGTATAGGGGTTAAAAAAAATAAAACACATGAATAATATACAAATGCCAAAGCCATATAAATCATGGCTTGATTTTTATAATTCCATAAAAAACACCAAAGAGTTTAATTCGCTTGGTTGTTACGGCAAAATTAAATACCAACAATATGACGATAATTTTATGATTACGGGCATAGTAACTATTTCAAGGCATGAATTAGACACATTAGTTTTAGGTGAAATACTGCCTATTATTCCATCTTATGGCCACGCAAAAGAAATGCTTTACGAAGTTTCTATGTGCCAAAGTGAAAACACTAAACAAAAATCTAAGTTAGTTGATATGATTGTTTCTGTAATGGAGATACAATCCCCAAATAATCAAGCCCCATAAACCCACTTGTAAACCGTCCGATAAGCAACGCCATATTTAACCGAAATTTTGGATATATTTACCGGCGTATCGCTTCGCATATCTGAGATAATAAGCGGGCGTACAATTGCGCTGTAAGGCAAACTCAACAACTGATCTTTTATATAGTCGGGTAAATCGCAAAACTTTGTAGCGTCACTCATGCCAAAACGATTAGCATAAATAACAATATTTTTCTTTTGTCGGTCAATATCAACAACGCGCAAAGTAACAGCATTGCGCCGCTTTTCGCTATCAAAAGGCGCAACCGTTATAAATGTGCGGCCAAAATCACCATCAAAATAGTAGCCTGTTCGATCTTGTGTTACGTTTTCAATTACGCCGTTCGATAACAGACATCCAAAAATATCAGTAGGTAGAATTAAAATACCTTCGCCCGTGTGTACGCGCTGCCTAAATTCGCCCTCTGTTAAGTTTACATACATCTCAATCCATTCTTTTGCCTTTTCTACGTTCATATTTTGTCGTTTTCGTATGCCCATTTAAACCATTTAATAATAGGGGCTTCGTTGCAGCAATATTGATTAGGTGATATTTTTAGGTCATTGTGCAATTTCATTAACGCGCCCCATTTTTGCGCTAAATACAGGGCGCGCGCTTGTCTTTTCTGCTCCGTTGTTAGTTTGTCAAAATCCCACATAGGTACTTCAATTTTGTGATCTAATAAGGTAAATGGGCATGCGTCAGCATTAACGCCAAACTGTTGCGAAATAAACGCTTTGCAATCCTGTATAATGTTTTCGTACTTACTTTTTGAATAAAAAGTAAAATCAAAATCACTTATTTGCTTTTCTGCTTTACCAAATTCATTACGCATATACCGAACACTAAAAAGCGAATTACCATCTATGTAATCCCCATTAACCCGCGATCCAGTGGCGTATATTTGGACACCTTGAAAATAGTCTGCAATGGCTAAATAAACCACCTTTGTGCTTTCCGGAAATTGGTCAAATGACAAAACCTTTCTGCTGTCTCTAATTTTAATTGCAGAATCGGACGGTTCAATATTTATTTCAACGCCCGTAATCCTTCTTTTTGACTGCTTAATTGACCACTTCCATAAAGCCAAATTATTTACACTTGGCACGTATTGCGCTTTACTGTTTGGATATAATTGCTTGTATAAATCAAAAATTTCCCTTGCTTTTATTTCCGCTTCTTGTTCTGTCATAAATGCAGTTTTAGTACTCGGTTGTTATTATACAGTTTTCCGGCTCGCTATACGTTTCACCTCCGTAGCCAAACGCGCTGAAACCCGATCCGAACCACGTCTGCTGCTGTATGCTTTCGGTGTATCTGTAAATAACCTCCGTTGCATTTGATATTTCAATTATGAAACCTTGACAAACTGGCTTTTTAATTGTAAAAAACCTCGCACCTTTTACGGGATCTAATCTATACGCATACTCAAAAGACATATAAGGCGCACCGATACTATTCAATGTGTCAACTAGGTTTGATACATACGGTTTACCTAAAATATTTATTATGCGAATAACACCAAAACCGACCGGGTCAGTAATTGCACTAACTCCGTCAACTTCAAACTTTGTTATTGTTAGCGTGTCAAGTGTAGTCTGTCTCAAAAATTGCCCAAAATCTTGGTAGTACTCGCATTTTGAAAATTGACAACCGCACGGCAATTCGCAGCACTCACTTTCTGTTGGCGGTATAAAAAATGTGGCTGGTGTTGGTATGTTTGAGCAGCCCACAAAGTCCCGTATTTTCGTCATTGGAGCATTGATCGGCCTACCCCTAAACATAAACCTGTAATTGCGCCTAAAGTCAACTGCATTGTAAAAATTCATGCTCATTAACATTAGTAAATCAATCTCAAAACCGCCTTTTAATTCGTTAGATATGTTTAGGTAGAAAGTATTAAACATATCCGTGTCGCTGTTTGGAGTAAACGGCACGTTATATACTTGCTTTTCAAATACCAAATTTCCGTAAAAATCTGGTGCAGGCTCTAATACCCGCGTCGGCAACATAGAGGCGTACGCAAATTGGTTAATCAATCCTACATTTGTTGGACTTGGTTTTGTCGTAAAAAAGAACGACGCAAATTCATCTAAAAAGTTTGTAACGTTTGGGTTTTTCTGCTTTACCGAACCATAGGCATAAAACAGGCGGGGCGCAATCCTAAACGATCTTTGCCGCTGGTCATTGTCCCACAACCTAGGAAATACCGCGCTTGATCCGACTTTGCCTGGTCCAAAAATCTCAAAACCATCATGCAATAAATCATCTACACCCTCCAAGGTTGGCTCAAAAACAGGGTTATATATTTCCATTGTTTCGTCAGGCAATAAATTGCTGTTTAGTATTTTACGGCGGTACGGCTCTTTTGTAAGTTTTAGCGAATCAATGTAACTATCTGTGCTATCCTTAAATCCTACCTCTAAAAATCTTGTTTGTTCGCTGTTAACCGCTTTTGGTTGTTCGCTACCCTGCACAACAAGTTCCGATATGTCAACGCTTGGTTGTTCATCTAACAAAAACCCTGCTACGTTTGTGCCGAACACATTAACCCCGTTCTTTGGGTATAGTGTAACGGTTTTTGTTACTTCGTCTGTTGCGGCTTGTGATCTTGTTAGATGGCAAAACGCCTTAAAATGGTCAAGCAAAAAGCGTTCATTTTCTACTGCTTTTTGTATGTCTATTGTTTGCCCGGTATAAAAACTTTTATCATCGGGATATACGCGACCGCGTGAACCTGCTTTAATTGTTAGTGATAGCGTGTCTAGTTCCGGCAAACGAATAGCGGCCTTTTGCCCCGGCTGCAAGGTTACTGTAATTCTAACAAAACATTCTTTTTCACTACCAGCGGGAATGCTTACCGTTACATCTTCACCAATTATTTCACCTGTAAAAATTCCGCTTGTTCCGGAGTCTAATTCAGCAACATGGAAAGTAATATTTTGAGCCGAACCGCTTGGACTTGACACAACACCCGCAAACTCAAATGTATATTGGTATGCAATTCCTAGTGTGTTTTGTATGCCCGCTAAAAATATAATACCGCCCAATACAAGGTTATCCATGTTTGAGAAATCGAGCGTATTGAACGGAATGCCGGAAAATTGCAAGAAACCGCCCGAACCTACAATATCAACAGTTTGTAGTGTTGACACGGCTTTTTGCGAACCCGCTTTATAGTACTCCTCATTTAGAATATAAACATAAAGACCTGCGACTAAATCACTATCAAATATTAACCCGTCAAGCGTCCAGCCTATTTCACAAAACCCTTGCTTTAAAAGGTATGGAAGCGATATAAGCGGGCGTAAATCTTCTAATGCTAACGCCTTAAAACGTGTCGTTTGACTATCATTTACAGGCAAAGACCTATCGCACCAATTCCCATAATCCATAGGTGGCCATATCCAAACCGCGTCACCATCTTGATTTTTCCATTTTCTTAGCAACCAGTTTGCGTCAATATTTTCTTTTGTCAGTTCAAATGTACCGTAATCAATTGTGTTGACTTTTTTTGTTCCTGCCAACTCAATCCAGTGATCGGGAGCGCGGCGCAATTCTAAAGACCATTCACCGCCCTGCGTTTTTGGTATTCCGGTGACAACCAACCGTGTGTACTGCAAAGGGTGACCCGCAATCCTTACACGCACTTCATAATATTGCCGCCTGTTATCCACCACATTAGGCGTTAAGAACTCTACAAAAATAGCATCGTTGGTCGGGTTTGATGGTGCGCTAAACGGTTGCGCCCCGTCTGTTTTTAGTTTATTCGCATTGGTTAATGCCTCTACATTTTTTGTTAAACGTATAGCCTCGTTGTTTGTAATATCTAACAATACGCTGGTAACTCCGAGCCTGTTACGGGTCGTTGCTGGTAAGTTGTAAAACTCTATTTCGATGCAGTTATTTCTCATTTTCCGTTATTGGTTTGCGGGGTTTTGTACTGATATGTCAGACAAATATACAGTTGCTGTCATTTCCGCAAATTCGCCCGCTGAACTTATTTGAACCGTACCGGGGTCAATTATTATTTTCCTTGCAAATTCTACATCTCCGTTTACCTCTTTGATAAATTTAACAGGTGACAAAATAAAATCCTGAAACCAATCAATACTTTCTTTGCTGTTGCTTAGTGCAGACGCTCTAATCGTTTTTGTTTCGTAGTTGCGAAGGTTTACGAGTGTGCGCCCGCCCTGCTTGTTTGTTTTGTCAAAATCCCATGCACACGGAACATATAAATTAACCTCCGTCCCTTCACGGGTAACGGATTGATCTACTACCTCAACAACCATTGTGCTATAACCGCCCTGTGGTGTTAAAAAATATACGTCTGTTGACTTGTTGCAATCGCAATTTATTGGAACGTATTTTAAAATTTCGGTTACGGACGCAATCGGATTGTCGTCTAAATCTGTTAGTATTACCCTTACCGTATAGTAATCATAAACACTAACACCCGTAATATCCTCAACGTGACCTGGCGACGTATTAAAGCATATAGGATAAAACCACCTGTTAGGGTCAGTATTAGAATCCATTATCACAAAATTGTCCGCTGCTTCAATTTCGCCCTCGAAATACACGGTAAACGTTGCGGCCAATTTATAATCTTCGCCAAACGTTTCTGAAAAATTGTTTGTTAGCCATAACCACGAATAACTATCTTTGCAAATCCTAATACCGGACGGTTGTGAGGTTAAAAACTTTTGCAGTGTTTGTCCGTTGGGGTATCCGTCGGGGTGATTAAACCAGTAGCGACGCATTCCAAAAGGGTCATTTTTAGGGAATGCAGCGTTAATGCCTACTACATAAGCGGATCTCATAAAAGTACCTGAACGCGCTACACAATTATCCCTATAAATCCAGCCGTAATTTAGTTGGAAAACCTTCATTAAACTTTGCGCGTTATCTTCTATACTTACAAAAGAATCTATCGAAAGTTCGGGTAAGATAGTGTATAGTTGCCCTTCAATGTCGGTGCGGTAATCTATGCAAACGGGTGCAACTGAATCACAAAGGCGGTCAACTTCATGCCCTTCAAATTCCGTTACTGATAACGGCGTATTTAGGTCGTTGTTATAAATTAACTGAGTAACAACCTTAACGCCTGCTACATAAACAGGAGAAACGCCGTTTTCATACCCAACAGTTGCGCCCGCATCCTCGACCGCTGCCAAATCCATCGCTGCTACTGTAAAGTTTGCTTGCTCCCTGCAATCGTTCCACGTTATTGTTACCGTGTACGCGCTGCCATTAAAAGTTATTGTTTGCCGCGTTTCCCTAGCAAAAAACAAGTTGCCACGTATCATGTTTAAAAAATTCTCGGACGTTGTTTTGCCTGACGTTGTTGTCCTAAATGAATTAGCCGTAAACGCAACGGAATTATTAATAGTAAAATCGTAGCCCCATATTTTGAACTCCGTACCCGGTGATACGACAATTGTGCTTAACGGGAACGTAGCAATCACAACGGCGTTTTCTCCCGCTGTTGTTACCGCGTCTGCGTCGTCAAGTTGCAAACACCACGTAAAGCAATCCGATACCGGAACGGGTACGCCTTTAGGGTCGTCACTTGCAATTGCATCAATCGGGGTGCTTTGCGGTTCTGTTAGTACTGTTATCATATTTCCGTTAATTGTATTAGTTGTTGTTTGCGTTCGTTTGTTCTGTCTGCATCATTTAGCCCCTGTGCAATTGCGGCGTATGTTTCTTTCGCTACCTGCTCAGCAATAAAATAAACGCTTTCTTTGTCAATTGATGCTTTTGCCTCTATATTTAGGCTGCTTTGCGCCCTGCTTTGTGATGTGCTTAATGATATACCGGGTGCAGTAGAGAAACCTCCCGTTGCATATCCTGTGCCTGTTGACGCGCCGCGCTTTGTTCGTAGCCTGTCAAGTTCCTTAAACAAACTAGGGAACATTTGAACCTGTGAACGCGGGGCAACATATTCATCTTCATGCAATTTTGCATCAACAACCCTTTCGCCTGTTTCGTCAACATACGCGCCTTTGCCCGTAAAACCACCTACCGCAAACTTTTGCCGCGCTATTATTGCAGACTGCACCGCCGCCCCAATACCTGTTGCAATAACAAGCGGAACATTAGGGAGCGCTTTAACCGTTGCCAATGCCCCAGCAATAATGCTTTCAATTAATGCAATCCGTTTGCGTTCACGTGCCGCCTCTTTTTCAATTTCATCCTTTTTAGTTGCGTATTCTTTGTCTATTGCCTCGAGTGCTTGCGCGTTGCCTTGTGCAAGTTCCCTTTTTTTCTCATACTCTTCGTCTAGTGCGCTTAATTCTTTGTCTTTTTCGTCGTCAACTTTTCGCGCCTGCTCGTTTGCAATAGATTGTGTTAATGCAATAGCACTATCAAATGCCGCATTTATGAACGCCTCCCTTATTTCCTGTTTGCGCTTTTCCGCTTCTTCTTCAATTTTTAATTGTGCATCTACTTGCTCCTTTGTTAGTTCAATTTTCTGTTGATTAGCCGCCCTTATTAACTGATTTTTTATTTCCTCCGTTTCGGCTGTTGTCTCAATATCAAATTGAGAAAATTCGACCGCCGCTTCACGTTGCGCGTCTGTCAACTCCTTTATTTTTGCTTCGTCAGGTACACCCAATTCGACCGCTGCTTGCTTGCTGCCTGCTTCAATTTGTTGTTGATCGGTTAACGGCGCGGCTCTTAGCCTATCAATACTATCCTGTAATGTTTTTAGTTCCTTTTCCGCCTCTACTAAATTGCCCAAAATCTTAGGTATTTGGTCAGGCTTTGCGGCCTCTAATGACGCTTTTAAATCGCTTACTTTTTTCTCTAAAAAGTCAATGCTGCCAATTGCCGCGTCACGCTCTTTTTTTACCTTAATTTCAGACTTACTAAGTCCGTCGTTGTTTGCAATTATATCTTTTTGCGTTTTTGCAATAACCCTATTGCTGTCTGCAAATTGCCTACGGCGGTCTAGTTCATCCTGCTCTATGTCCGATAAATTATTTTCCCTATTGTTTGTAATGGCGGTAAAGTTTGCATCAACTTGTTTTAACTTATTTTCAAGTGCTGCAATATCGCCCTCAACTTGCGACTTTAAGGACTTGCGCGCTGCCTGTATTTCATCTACCTCAATAAGCCCCACATCCTTTGCAACACGCGCAACTTCACCAAAAGTTAATTCACGAACAAAAGCCCGATCCGGCGTTGCGTCTAGTTGTACCTGCCTTACTTTCCGGTCTAGTATTTCCTGCTCAATTGCCGCTTTTGCTTGTATTTTAGATCGCTCAATTACTTGATCGCGCAATGTATTTGTTAGGTCTTTTTGCAGTACGGTTAATTGTCCAATGCTTGCCTTTTCAAGTTCCTGTTGCGTTAATACGTCGGGATATATTTTTAGCAAATTTGATATTGCTTGGTTGCGCTGGTCGCGGCTTGCTTTGTCGTTTTTTAGTACATTAAAATTCTTTTCGGTATTGATTGTCTCTACTGCTAATTGCTTATTTGCATCTTCTAACGACGTAGAAAGTATTTCATTCGCCGCGCTCAATCCTGTTGTTTTACCCGAAAGGTTAAATATCTTATCTGTTGCAACCGCTACACCGCCCACAAATTCAGCAAGCAAATTGATAGCATCGCCTAATGACGAACTAAGGCGGCTATTTGTAAAAAGCGCGTTAAATGAATTAGATAACTTATCTATGCTTGCGCCAAACGTTGCGTTTTTCTTTTGGAACTCCTGCGTTATTGAATCGGTGTTACCTAGTGCCGTACCTGCTTGCGTTACGCGCTTACTAAGCAAATCCATATTTTCGCCCAACTTACCTACAACCTCACTAACGCCCGCGCCGTCAACATCTAATGTTTTGAGCGTTTGAGATAGCGCGGTGTTGCTTAACTCCTTTGAATTTAATTTCGTGATAAATAACTGTAACGCTCCAAAAATGTCATCATTTACCAACTGTTTAAAATCCTGTGCAGGTTCATCTATTGCCGCCGCAAACGCTTCTGGTGCTGTTGCAAGTCGTTGCAATAGTCTAACAGATGCGGTACTGCCTCTTTCTGCATTAATTCCTAATTCGTCAAGTGTTGCAGATAGTCCGATTATTTTATTAGAGGTAACGCCTAAAGGTTGCGCCGCCCCTGCAATACGACCCGCAAAGTCTGCTGTTGCTGACGCACTCGACGCGCCTTGTGCCTCCAAAAAGTTAAGCGCGTTACCTATCCTTAAAATATCCTCACTAATCTTTTCGCTCTTAATGTCCGTAAGCACGTTGCGAAGTTTGCCGACCACCTCCGTCGTTTGTTCTGCACTACCTCCAAACTGGTCACCGAGTGCAACATTAAGCGTATCTACGCTTTCTGTAAAATCAAATAGTTCCGCTTTTGCAACCCCTAACTTACCGCCAATTTCTGCAATACCTAGTTGATCTACTAAAGATGTTCGCGTGTTGCGCTGCTCCAAAAGGTCTGCAAGCGCTTGTATTTCCGGTATAGATGCGTCAGCCGCTTTTGCTACGTCCGCTATTCCGTCAGATGTTTTTGCATTTACATCGTTAAATTTTGCAAACGCGCCCGTAACTGCTCCAATTGCCGCTGTTACACCTAAAGCCCCAAAAACGCCATCGAACGCGCTTTTGTAATTGCCGACGTTACCAGTAAAACGTCCTATGCTTTGCTCTATTCCATCAATCTGCTTTTTTAGGTTTGCCGCGTTTTTTATAAGGCTTTGCCCTAAAATGCTTTTTCTTTGAACCTCGTCAAGTTTAGATATTTCAACGGACAACTTTGAATACTGCAACCGCAACCCCGCCAACGAATCGGTAGGAACTTTTAACGATTTTAATTCTGCATTAAGTTTCTTTTGTTGCTCAGTTAGGTCATTGATAGCAAGTTTTGCATTAACAGCCGCCTGTCTTAATAATTTTTGCCCCTCACTGCCATCTTCTACCTTTTTAAGTTCTTTGTTTATTGCCTTTAGCGCGTCCCGTTGCTTTGCAAGTTCCGTGGCGACATTAACATCGTTTGCTACCAGTTCAAATATTAACTTCATTGTTGCAGTATTAAGTTTTCAAAACCTTTGAATGTTTCTGAAAAAAGAAACTGTATTTTAATACCAAATTCTTTTTCTATTTTTTCACTTATGCTTTTTACTTCATTGTCTAAAACGGTTTTTATAAACCCTGTCCGTTCGCCTGTTTTTGAAAACCTAGCACTTGCACGGCTTGGCATTCCTTCGCGGGCGTGAACGTGCGCCGTTGCAAATGCTGCTCCAATTGCTTCACGCCCCGACAAACCGCGCTTTTCAAAAAATGAAATAAGTCCTTGTATGTATTGCGATTTACCACCACGACCGCGACTGCCTGAAAATGGTATCCTGTTTGCCTTAACTCCAAACTCAACAAATACGCCGTAATTTTCCATTTCCATTTTTGCCGTTATCGTACCGTTGCCTTTTGTGGTAGTGTAGTCTATCGAATCGCGTAATTTGCCCGTCAACGTATGCCCTTGGTCGTCCTGCGAAGCCCTAATTTTGCCCCGCAAATCAAACATAACTGCGTTTATTATTTCGTCAAATCCTAAATCTAGCATCCCTGAAACTGATTAATAGGGTCAACACAATTAACGCCGCCAAATTCAACATCTAAGCACCAATCAACTCGCACCTTAACGCGTATTTTTGTGCCGTAGGTGTTTGTTGCTCCCATCTCTACATGCGTTGTACGCACCTCTTTATTATCTGATTGAAAAGCGTCCCCAATATCGTAATATGTATCATACTGCTCAATTTCGCCACTACTTAACAAACGGTCTAATATTGTCCGATTGTAAACGCCTGTAACGTCACCAACCCGCGCAATTATTGACGCGCTTATGTAGTTGATAGCATTTAATAATATAGCCTTTGTGTCTCTAAATATGTGGTTAATGGTTCTGCTTTCGCACCTGCCAACTTTGCCATCGCACTCATTTTTAAAAGAATCTAATACCGCAATTTCCAAAAAGCAATACTCTCTCATGCTTTTTTCTATAACGCCACGGGTAAAATCACTCGACAACTCGAACGCCGTTAATACCGGATAATCTGCTACGATATTGTTAGGTGTAAACTTTTTGCGCTCCCATGCACGGGAATAAAAGTACGGCGTGTCTTTATCGGATAGCGTCGCGCCCATTGCGGGCGTTTGTAGTTCTGCTCCGTGGTCTAATTGCAGCACTCGGAATGTTTGCGGCTGCTTACAATCAAAGCCCGTTGTTGCGGGGTATCTGCGTACAGCGTCCAATAAAATGCTGTAATATGTTTCTAATGTTATATCGCTGTACGTCATATCTAACTTAATGCGTTTTCAATACTTAGTAATCTTACCGCCGTTTGGAAATTAGCAGTATAAACTGCCTCTATTTTCGTTTTCGCGCTCGTTTCAAAGAATCCCTTATCAATAAGCGTCGGGATAAGCGACCGCCATCCGATCCGTTTAAAGACTTCTTCGCTGTGATCCTTAGCGGCTGCCCGCGCCTTGGCCGCTGCTTTAAAGTCACCAGTGCCGCTATCGTTAGGGATTGGAGGTACAAAAAAGTAGCGACATTGCGGCTGCTCTTTAAGCGACCCGAAAAAGCGGTTAAAAAAAAATCGGTATCAATTGCCGCCCCTGCACTTATTACTTCACCATCAACGCCGCCAAAATGGTTTGCACGTTCTAGGATAAAGTTTTCGCGCTCTACATCGTCAGTAGGTAATACTTCGCCGTCTTTCCTGCAAAGAATAGCAAGCAATCGCAAATATTTTGCAAAGGCTTGGCTTCCTGTTTCGTCATCATCAATTAGCATTTCAAATGCCCTGTTTGCTTCTAACGCCTCAATGCTTTCTATTACTGTCAAGTTTGGCAATACCTCACTAAGTCCCGACGCTAAAACCTTGGTAGCAATAACTGGTATATTATAGTATTCGCCACAAAAGTCAAAATACGGCGCACCTGTACTTACCTTTGGCGTTGCTGCAATCATGCGCAAATGATTATCAATTAACTTTGCAGCATAGCCATGCAATTGCGCTACCGTGTTTAACTCAAAATCTTCTTTGTCTTTTTCCGTTTCATACACGCCGTTGAAAACGTCCGAAAGGTCAACGCCATAGAACGCGCTTACCGCTTTTGCGTGTTGCGCTAAATAGTTGTCCGGTGTTGAATTGCCGACCTCGATTAAAAAGTCAATGTACCGATTTAAAGGCACTTCGTAAAGCGTTTCTGGTACGTCAAATTCAGCAATTGTTTCACCTTGTGCCGTTTGTACTTTACCCCTTGCTTTCATCGGTTTTTAATTTTGCGGCTATTGCCTTGATTATCTGTTTGCTGTTCATTATATCGGCAATTGTCGCGCCTACACGCCCCGCGTATTCTCGCAACTGTTCGCCTGTATATTTTTCTGTAACCGCCGTAATTGACAACTTTAGTATATCACTACTCATTAATTCATTATCAACCCCCACAACAACCGCCGTGCCGCTTTGGCTTGCTTCGCTGTCCGGTGGTTGCGGTGCTGCTGCTTGTGATTGTTGCGCTGTCGTTTTGATTGGGCGGTGTGCGAAAGTTGCGCTCCATGCTTCCGCGCCCGTCTGCTTTCCCGCTTCGGTTGGTTGCGCTTGAAAATTAGCGACAACTACCCTGCCTTCTTTTGCTCTTTGACCCGTAAGCAAAAAAGACTTAAACTGCCTAAATGGTGAACTATTGCCGCCGTACGCTTTATGATACGCCTGCAATAAATTTGCCTCTAATTCCGGCAATTGTTCGTAAACCTCTTTGTTAATCATATATGTATGTAGTTAATTACGTTGCAAAGTTACTGAAAGTTTTGTATTTTCAAAAAATAATGAAACTAAACGACACTACGAGTATGTTTTTTTGCCCGTGGACGTATGTCATAGAATTTTTTCATTATCAAAAGGTCTGCAAAATCGGGACTTCTGCCTATTGCCTGCTTAACTTCATCTTTAGGTATTAGCCTTAGTTTTTCAATACCGGGCATTCGTTTAAGTTGTCGTAGTTCATCCGATAACATTTCAATATCGTTTTCATCTTTTACACCCTCTAAGTATAACCCGTACTCGTTTATTTGATCTGCCAATAAAAAAGCGCACTGTGATCGAAGGTTAAAAAACTGTTTGTAGTCTTTGCCGTGTTCGACTGGTGACGCGTTACCATTAAACGGTATTGCGCCCGGTATAAAACCACCTTTGCTGCCAATGAACGCGCCTACTCCGTCAGCATCATAAACAATTGCAGACGCTGGTATATTGTATTTGTTTCTGAAACGCTGTATTAAATCCAATACCTGTTTGCCGCCGCTCTTTTCCATTTTACTATGTTCCACCAGCACATCACCCTCAAAGTACGCAACCCGGTATAAATCGCTACCGTGCATCGCTACGTCACAAATCAAGCACTTTCTTTTTGCGTCACGCTCAATAAAGGAATTGGAATATAGGTCTGTTATTGCGTCGTTGTCGGTTAATTGGTTTGGGTCATCTTCGTACTCCCAATTCCCTAAAAATAAACGTTCACGGCTTGCGCCCTTTAATCCGTCCAGCCGCTCTTTGTAACCCGGTTCACTAAATGTATTATCACCGATTAGAGATTGAACAAACGCATATTTGCCGCTTAATGAACCGTCGCGGTATGGTTTGTAAAATTCCGTGTATGTCCAGTTCTTTGCAGGGTTTGCAGTTATCAGTAATTTACCCTTAATGTTATGCTCTTTATTCAAGTGCCTGCCTATACGTATTTTTAATATCTCATAAGCCTTTACGCTTACGCCGCCCGCTTCCTCAATCCAGCCGCCAGTGTACTCAGTAGAACCAAAATTATTAAAGTCCGGGTCGCCTGGCTTGTACATCAAATCCAGCCCCTCGATTACAGACCCGTTATCAAAGACAAAACGCACGGCCATTTCATTATAACGGTATGAATCAGACGGAATGCCATGCTTTTTAAATACCTTGTTCATTGTCACGACCGTGGACTTTCTTACCTCGCTTAGATGCTTACGACCAATAAACCACCGAGTGCCGGGGTAGGCCAAACAATTCCATAGCAACCATTCACATCCGAGATAACTTTTCCCCCCGCCCGCCGCTCCACCAAATAATATCTCCTCTTTGTACGAATCGCATAAAAACGACATAGCCGCTAATTGCCTATCATGCAACCTTAGCGGCTTATAAAATCCTGCCTTAAACGCCTCTATCTTTGTGTTGATTATATCCGTGGGCGTTATGGAATTAAGTATGTCAATCCCCATCTTTTTCGGTGTCGCTTTCGCTTTCTAGTATTTCAAGTATGGCAATGCGTTTAGATAGGGGCATATTTGCGAATGGGGTGTTTAGGCTTTCGCCGTTTGTAGTTATATCTCTTTTATCTCCAAATGTTTCATGCTGTACGCCCTTCAATGCAAATATAACACTTGTCGGATTGGGTAACACTAAAACCTCCTCGGTCACCGTTTTGCCAAAACTACCCGTTGCGTTTACGCCGCTTTCCTGTTTTGTCTTTGTGTACGTTTCGCCTTCAATCAATCGAATTAAAGACTTTTGCGCCCTTGGTCGTAGTTTCTCTAAAAACACTTCATCTGATAATTCTTTGGCTTTTTTATATATATCCTTTAGTTCTGTGTATTTACAAGTCCAAAGGTAGAATGTATTTACACTTAGTCCACAAGCCTCACACGTGCTTTCTATTGTGCCGCCCTCTGATGCGTAAAGGTCACAAATCTTTTTTACTAAATCTATCCTTTCATCCTGCGTTAAATGCCTTTCCATATTTGGCGTTATTATCTTATTTTACACTACCACCCAACAACGGCAAAAATCAAGCCGAAATACAGCAAAACGCCGCAAGTAATAGCAAGTATTATAAATTTATTTTTGTGCCTCATTTATTATTTTATTGCATAACGCTTGCGCTTCATCAATATCTTTGCAATACCCTAATACCACGCACCCTATATGCAATCCTTTGCTTTTGGCCGCGTGTGAAATATTCCCATTATTGCCAAAATAAACAATCTGAATATCATTTACATCTCTTATTAGTTCCTCAAAATCCACGTGTCTTTGCTGGTTAAAAACATTATATTCAAAACTGCTTATCATAATTTTTTGTTTACAAAGTTACGCAAAGATATTGAATAAAAATTAAATTGCGCAAATAAAATAAAAAAAGCCGCCCATCTTACAACGGAGCGGCAAAGTTAAAAATTGAAAAACCATATTTTATAAACTCACATCTTTTTTTCGATTGATACAAGGCACTGGTAAAAACCTTAAATTTACATCTAAGGTTTTTTAAGCAATGCAATTCTTTATACGTGTTTTTTACTCTTTGGTTTTGGGTAACCGTCCCGATTTGCACCAGGACGGAAAACCCCAAAAAACCAAATGAAAACAATCTTTATCTTAATAACCCGCAATAATGCGCATAATTTAGAGGCGTTGCGGGTCTTATTGTTGCGCGGCTCTACTAGTCCGCACTTTGCGTATTTGGGCAATGGAAAGGACTTGAACCTTTGACCTCCCCCGCGTAAACAGAGGCATTCTACCAACTGAATTACCATCACCATTTTAAAAGCCGCTCATATTGCTACAATTGGCTTTTTTTACCCATAAACAACTTATATTCAATTTCCTGTGGAGGCATGGGAATCGAACCCAAAAATAAAGCCTAATTAATCAAAATTAGACTTTCCTAGACCCCCGTTTTAAATAGCCGCCAACTCTCTTTTGAATTGACGGCATCTCATGTATATAATCTCATGAAAAGTGGTAGTGCAAAGATAGGTAGATTTTTTCAATTTGCAATATCATTAACATTTGCCCTTAAAAGACGGTGCGAATATCCACCAACTCAACCGACTTTATGTTAGTAGGCTGCTTTTGTAAATGACCGTTGTATGTGCCGTAATTTTTGCGGCTGTCTTTTTCTGGCTTCATCCATTTTTCACCGTCCCAATATAAAATCTTTTTTGTTCCGTTTATTCGGTAATATTCGCCTATTTCTAGTTTTGATAAATCCATTTTTTATTATTTTAAATTGTTTTTGATTTATGCGGAACGCCGTTGCGCTTATGTACTGCCATTGCGGCAAAAACATAACGATCTACAATTTTGCGCTTTCTTTGCGTCGGCTTTTTAATGTGCTTTAGTTTTTTATGCCAAAACTTTTTTAAGCCGTTTATATATGCTTTTCGCTTTGCTATTTCAGCGTTTATTTTGCTTTCAATTGGTATTACGTATTGAGTACCAAAGGTAGCGCGCCAAACGTCGGACGCGTCAATGCTGGTATCGTTTGCCTCGTTTGTTTGCTGTGCTATTTCTTCGCACTTTTGCATTTGTTGCTTGAAGGTTAATTCCATTTTTAAATGTGATTTTTAATCTTTAATGCCCCAAAGTTTTGTATTTGGATTCCATTTTGCTCCTGTGCGTTTTGCTACTTCCCTTGGGTGTGTTGCGCTGAATGGTATTGATAAGTAAATCATAATTTTTATATTTTAAGATTAAGTGAGTGCGTTACCGCTTTTTGATGATACAAAGATACGGGTACTTTGTATTATTGTGGTAACTTTTATTCATTTTTTTTCAGAAAAAAGTGTTAAAGTTTTTTCAATTATTTCTGAAAGATTTACAGGTATCCAAAAAACCTAACCCCGTCTTGTGTGTATAAGTGTGTTACATTGAGGTAAAAGTAAAGATTATTATATTCGTCAAAATAATAGTCGTCGCTTGGTGCTTCTATCCATTTTTCCGCTTGCATTTGAGGCAAACTATTTGCAACCGCAAAAACCACATTTGTAGTTTTGTAGTCCCTTTTCACAAAATCTGCATTCTTAAACACTTGCATCATTGTATTGTATATTTAGTAGTTAGTGAAAAATTTGCCCGCTTTTACACGGGCGTTTTGTTGGCGTTGGCTTAATCATATCTTTTAGATAGCCAATTTTCAAAACCAATTTTTTGGTCTTTTGCATCTAAATTGTTAAATTCTACGAATCTATTAGATACCCACTCATGCAAAGTTTGCATTTCAGAAAAAGGCAAGCCAGTAGATTGCATTAGCCTATTAATAAAAACGTCGTAACAGTTTTTTAATGCTTGTGTAATTTCAATTGCAGTATTCATAATATTTTATTTAAGTGAGTGAGTAATTAGTACGCTGTGCGTTTTTGATGATACAAAGATACGGTACTACTTTATTAAAGTGGTAACAAAAAAGCAATTATTTTTCATAAAATTACATTTTTATTTTTCAAAAACTTCTGAAAGTAGATAAACGATTGATAATCAATAAAAAAGCCGCCCGATTTACAACGGAGCGGCCAAAATTAAAATAATCTCACTTAATAAAAATATAAAAATAAAATACAAAAACTCCAACCAAATAAAGATCGCATCTTAAAAATTACATAAATTAGCATCCAAATACAGGCACTAAAAATAAACGCATTTCTGCAACCCTTATTAAAACCTCCATCTTGCTCAGTCATTACGGCAATTTTTTGATGTACCTAATGAGTATATAACCCAAAACTAGCGCGCCACTAGTTGAAAACAAAGCAAACCGAACGCCCATAAAAGGAAATACCGATACAAGCAACCCGACCGCGCCGCAAATAACAAAAGGGCAATCCATAATGCAAGCGTATAGAACAGATTTATTGCCGTACCGTCTTTTGACCCAATCTGTTACAAACCATAACGGGTAGGTTATATCTCGCATTAATAACCATATCGCAGTACCAATACCCGCGCCGGATATGGCTGCCATAATTTGCATATAAAAGGTCAAAAATAAATCTGTGCTTTGTTCTGTCATGGTTATTTTTTTTGCGCAAAGATATACGATATTTTTTTATTTGCGCAATGTTTTTATTTACCGCCAAACATCTCCATTGACGTATGATTTTTGATATTCATCATCTAACCTTTGCTTAAATTCGCTCACCAGGTTTTCAACAGACTCTTTGCTTACTGGCTCAATTGCATGGAATTCAAGTCTTGCTCCTTTGTGCATTCCAGAGCGGTAAGCAATTTCTATTTGCTGTTTTATGTAATCAGCAGAATACCATGTTTCGTATTTACCGTTTCTTTCTATTGTTAATGTATCCATTTATTTTTTTTAAACTGTAACGCCTAATTCATCTGCATTGTGTTCTGTAATTTCCTCTAAGTCGAAAGAATCGCCCTTGTATCTTGCGCGGTCGTTCTTAAAAGAAAATATTTCATTTTCAATATCTTCGCTTACAATATTTTCACTTAATGAAGTGCCTAATACGTCTGTACTATTGCCGACCTTTAAAATTCCGACCGCCTCGGCAAAGTTTAAAGCCTCAATTATTTGACCGTAAACAGATCGGTGTTTATCGAAAAACATATATTCTGTTCTTACTACTGCAAATCTTTTCATTGTATATTGTGTCTGTAATATATGGAAATTATAGAAATAAATATATCAAAAACGACCTTTACTGAAAAAATTATAAGTACGTAATTAAACTGCCTTTGTAGTTTATCCATGTAATAGCCCATAATATTCAGTTTGCTTTTTAAACCGTCTGCGTATCGCTGCCAATCCTTACCCTCGTCCGTTTTTGGCGGTGGCGGCATTGGGTTTTGTATTTGTGGTATGTTTTTGTTCATGTTGTTGCTTAATTTATGCTGTCTGCGTCGTATGGCAGTGAGTTAATCTTTTCATCAACCGAAAAGCATTTTACAGTTACGCAGCCTTTGCGCGTTTGAGAATCAAAACAATGTTCGGCCTCAAAGTCTCTTGAATACGATATGTCTTGCTCGGTTAAAAACAAAGACAATTCATCGGCTAATTGCTGGTAAAAAGAAATTTGTTTGCTGTAAATGGTGGTTTTATAACTAATCCAACTGCCGTTTTGTGTTACAGTTCCGCTTGAAAGTCTTACTATTTGCATTGTGTTTTATATTTTATTGAGTGTATTGATCAGGATTAAAATCAATTATTTTTCTAACGCCAAATGGCGATTTATAGTCAAGCAAATAAATAACACCAATACTTTCATGGCAAAGTCCTGTTGCTATTTTTTTTACTAACGTTTGCGGCGTTTGCGGATAAATACATATTTGCAGATGTTTATAAATATCTGCCTGCAATTCATCAAAATCTACTGTTATCATTTTTATTGCCGGATGCCTGTATCTATGTTCACCATGTGAAAAATACTGTTCGCCCGGATAAATTTCTTTGCCTACCCAATGACCTGTTTCAGATTTTACTATTTGCGCCATATTTTTTAGTTTTTTATGTATTTTGCAAGAAAAACGGTAACAGTTAAATCGTACCCGGAAAGTAAATCATTAAAAAGTGCTTCGTGATTAATAATATATTTTTCCAGCCGTTCCAGTTCCGCCAAATTTTTTTGATTTACTACTTCATATTCGTTCGCCTCTCAAACGTCCATTTCTTTGTAGTGCGGCAATAGTGAATAATTGTGATAATTTACGGCAGATTTTACCGATAATATTTGGCCAATTACGCTATCTTGGTGCTGCGATTTTAATTTCAAAGTATTTGACATTGCTTATATTTTATTGAGTGAAATTTGCCCGTTTTTAGGCGGGGGGTTTATTTATATTTTATGTGCTTTATTATTGGATAAATTGATGTTGAAAACAAACTGAAAACGTAAAATACAACAACCAATACAGGTATTATTTTTTTACCTTCATCCGTAAATGCGTTTGTAAAAATAGACAAAAACAGAAACAATCCATAAAAAACAGTATTCCTTATACCCATTCCAATATAAAACCTTATCATAGTGATGCTTTTTTGTCTAAAAATTTACGCCAAAGATTTAGCAAGGTTTTATTTTCCTTCCCATAAATACTATCGAGATTCCTTAACTGGTCAATTGCGTATTCAATATCAGATAAGTCTGTACAATTTGACGGATTCAAGTAAGGATCTTTTTTTATTGCGTCTTTAAGTTTCATGTTGCTGTGCGTTTTTGATAGGTCAAAGATACGCCCACTTCGCATTAAAGTGGTAACATTTAATAAACTTTTTTTCATTTTTATTTTTCAAAAACAATTGAAAGTTTATAACGTACTAAAAATCAATTACTTACTAAACAAAATACCTAATACCGCCCCGCCTTTTATTTTCCTGCCTTTGCAATAAACCCGCCTTAAAAGCACGATACAAAATATTCCGCACCTTTTCGGGTGTACTGCCTATGCTGTCTGCTATCTCATTTGAGTACTCAGAGCCGTTTTGCACCTGCCTAATCACTTGCATCATTTTGTCGGTCGGTTTTATTTGCCGTTTGCGCGGCGCGTATTCGCCCGTTACAAAGATATGCCCGTACGTTACCGTTGCAATGCCCATTTTTTCAGCGCGCTTTAGATCGCGCTTTGTGATGTGGTGCGCTTTGGTGTAAGTTTGTAGCGGTACTGGCTTGCTTGTTGTAGCAAACTTGCTGAGCGTTTGTTTTTGTGCTTCGTTCATTGTTTATTAGTATGTCCCTGTTTTTGTGCAATTGTGGTACGCATTGTTTATTTTATTGCCATTTTTATCCTTTAGGTTTGGAATATTTATTTTTCTCCAGCCGTATTTTTCAAAATATGCAACATCTAAAAATGGAAGTTTAAACCCATAAGAATAATCAAAATGATGGATATAGTGAATCCCTGTAATTAATTGTATTAGTCTGTATTTTTTCATATTCTATTTAGTTGGAAAGTCTGCATTGTTGCCCTGCTTGTACCAGTCACCTTCCTTTTTTAGCATTGATAGGTGCATGGTCATTGCGGTTAAAATTCCGTTTAACGCCCGTAATTGCGCCGCTACGACTTCATGTTGCGCCTCCGCTATTGCTTCATTCATCATTAATTCGCCGTTTGCAACCTTAGCCTTTTCCCGTGCGTCTGTTGTGCTTTCGCCTGCTGCCTTTAACGCTAATTTAGACTTTACAAAATCAATCGCATAGCGTGTTTGAGCCGCTCGCTTTTCTACTGATGCGTTGCCTAACTCCTTAGTATATTCAAAACAGTAAAAAGCAAGGGCGCTCATTTGTTTCTGCAAAAAAGCAATGTCGTTAAAATCGACTGGAATAGAATTAAACCATTCAGCAATTTTAGACGCTTCACTTATTGCGCTGCCAGCCGTGTAAATATTTACAATGTGTTGGCCGTCGGGTAGCGCCTCTACCAAATTACGAATTATGGGCTTGGTTTCTGCTGTAATTTGTCCGCGCTTTGTTTCTATTGTTATCATAATTTATATTTCACTTGATTTGCCGCCGCCTAATCTAAATTAAGCGGCGGCAATGATTTACAGCCCTCTTTCTAGTAATTGCAAGCGCATATCCAATACATTGCTGTACTGCTGCATTGTAAGCAATTGTGCAGAAAGTAGGTATTGGTGATTTACTGAAACCGAATCAATGCGATCCGAATTTAGGAACGCTTTCAATCTTTCAATCTTTTCATCTAATTTCGCCTTTTCCTCAATGACGCGTGTTTTAAAATCTGACATAAGTATGTGTGTTTGCGCGGCTTTAGCCGCTGTTTAAAAGTTATTCAAAAATTGCATTAACGCCCAATGCTGCAACAAATAAAACAATTATTACCCATGCAATTGTTTCCCATGTTATTGCTTTTAAATTTTCCTTATTCATATTTTTGTTGAATTATTTTATGTGCATAAATCCTATCATAGCCGCGTCGCGTTTTTCGGGGTTTGTTACGCCCTTATGCCCTGTTATTTTTTTAAACATTTCCGCGTCGTGCTTCCAAAGGTTGGGCGTTATTGGCTTGATTAGTCGGCATGGTATTCCTAATCCTTCACACATTTCAGCAATTAAAATGCCTACTTCGTGATTTCTGCCAACATCGCGACCAACCTCAGCTGCTTGTTTTGCGTTTAGTTTTACAATTTTGCCTTTTTTGTCTCTGTACTCTAAGTGAAAGTTAGATTTATTTAACCAACCTGCCTCAAGCAAAACAGAACACGACCCGCAACCGTTTTCTTTTTCAATTTCCAGCCGTTGCATCAAATCGTAAAACCCTAAAGACTCAAGGGTTAGTAATTTTTTGTCGTGGTAAATTGCGACACCCGACTTATCAATGTCCGGGTCAATACAAATAGTTATTTTGTAGTCGTCACTCATCTTTTTTGCTTAGTTTTAAATAATTATTGCAAATTTCAACGGCTCGATGATTTTCTTTGCTGTAAAAATGCGCCCGCAATTTACTTACATAATACACCCCTTTTGCAAGTTCGACGCGTGGTCGGTACTGTTTGCTGTTTAGGCTAAAATAGTACTCATTATCTTTGCCAAGCGTGGCTTCGATTAAATGCAGTACGCTTTTTGTGGCTTCACGTATTTCGTTGGGTAGATTGTCAATCATTCCACAATAATTGAAACATTGCCATAAAAACGAATTTCTAGAAAATTGCACAACGCCGCAACAAAAGAGCCGCCGCCTGCTCGGTCATACCTGTACCAAAAATCAAGTACAATGTAATTTTCGCCTTCTTCTCTGATGTTTGCATAGTAGTCGTTTGACATTGGGTAAAGATTAAAGCGACCTATTGCCACTCCGTCGTTATCTCGATACCAGTACCGTCCAATGCGGCTTGATTCATTAATCTCCCTTTGTGTTGGAATATGGCCGCCCATTGCTGCTACTGCTGCAAGGTTTAATACGGCGGTTAAATAATGCTCGAAAAGTTCGGGACTTTTGCCCGTAATTTTAATTTTCATTATTTTTTCTGTTTAAAAATGTGAGTAGTGCAATTGTGAAAACCACACCGAGGCAAAGCATAGCATTCTGATTAATACCGTTGCGCCTCCGTTTGCTGTTATTTGTTCTGTCATTTTATTTTGCTGTTTGATATTTTTCTAATAAAGTTTTGCCCCATTGGTTTGCTATGGCCTTTGCTATGCCTGGGAATGTTTTGCTTCTTATTGCGCGGTTCTTTTCGTTGTTGCCCCATGTTGGTGTTTCTGCGTACCACTTAGGCATAACATTACCTGATTCAGAAACAACCATATCACCCCTATAAACGTGCGTAACATTGCTATCAAAAAGATTTGCAGTTTTGTTATGGTACAACGGGTCTAATCCTTTTAACCACAAACACGTTGTTTTTTGAAACTCATCACCAAAAAAATACGGCTGTATAATTTGCGGCTTTGGCAGCCTTTTATTACCATTCATTGCGCCCATTGGGTTTTCCATGTAAACGTGGTCGCAAATACTTGTAACATACTCCCATAACTGTATTGTCCACTCCGTTGCTTCAATCCTTTCCTGGTGTTTTGGCTTGCCCTTTGCGTATGTCCTATTACCCGATAAAGTCATTTTTGTACAAACTGGGTGCAATCCAATAAAGTCCCACTTTTTAAGCCGTAACGCCTGGAATATATCCATTTTCAAATGCCATTCAGGATGCCCGCCCGAACAGTCTTTTAAATCGCAACTAAAAGCATTTATTCCTAATGCCCTTAGTTCGATGGTTACGGTTTGGCTTTCCTCAAAGCCTATTAAAAAGTTCATTTTATTAAAATGCAAGGTTGTCCAAAATAAAATCTTCGGTTATGTCTGTTCCGTCTTTTGCAAGGTCTATTAAATGTCCTATGTAGATATGGGTATCATTATTTGATTCAGGGGTAAATCCTAGCCCATCACCAGGAAAATAATCAACATGCCCTTTTATTCCAAGTGTTTCAACTATTGCTATTTTTAAATCATTTGCTTTTTGCTCCGCAATATCTTGCGCCTTTTGCGCTTGCTGCCATGCGTACTCAATTTTTCGTATTTGCTGTTTCGTTAAAATCATTTTTCAAAATAGTTGCGCCTGCTCATCGGTCGTAACACCGTCAGGCCGTTTAAATTTGTTCGCACCTTTAACCCTTTTGCAGTCGTTAAAATAGTGCGTTTTATGTACGTCAGGATTAAATACCGTTTCTTTCATGCCTACATTTTCAGCAAAAACGGGAACTGATTTTTCAGAACCTTTGAGCCATAAAACTAAATGACCGCAATCTTTGCACGGTTTTGCGTCCGTCCGTTGTGGCTTTGGTAGTTCTGCTTTTGCCGCAATAGTCCCCTGTTTTGTGTTGAGCATATCCACCGCCTCGTTAAACGCCTCTTTGTAGCCCCTAGATACTTCTTTATACCCTGCGTCGTCTCCAATTTGCCGCGCCACACTCATTGCCTTTAAAATATTCATAAAGGTAATTATTGGCTTTAGCCCGCCTTGCATTATTAACTCTTCAATGACACGCGCCTCGGTCGTTGTTACCGCGTCCGTTCCGTTTAGGTTGTGTATTGTAATAACTTTATTCATCTTGCTGCTCGTTAAATAGTTCTGGGTTTTCAAGTTCAATTTTCTGCAATTGCTTTTTTAGTTTGATCGAATCCTGCTTTAAAATTGCCTTGTAAACGTTTTCTAACCCGGTGTCGTGGAGTTCTATTGCGTTGCTTTGTGGTTGTTTGTTTTCGTCCTGGTCGTCTGCCATTGGTATTGGACTGTCATTTTTCATAATTTTATGTTTTAGTTTTTAGTAAACAACATTTTTTGTACTTTAGGCCGCTTTCGCATTTTGGGCAAATGGCGTTCCTGTTTATTTTTGGCTCTGTGCGTACTGGTACGTCGTTGCCATATCTTTTCCGCTTTGGATAATATATGTCAAACGGAGGCGGTGCAAGTATTGTAAATGGTAAAACTTCTTTTGTTATATCCATGGCTAAATCCATTTGTTTTCGCCCTTTATTTGGCGAAGTTTGTTATATAATGTTTTGCCCTTCATGTAGTCTGTAAGTGCGTCCAACTTTTCAACAACGACCTTATAACTGTCATTATGGTAGATATTGATTACCATTTCATTGGTTTTCTCTTTAAAGATGGACACTTGATTAGCAATTACCTTTTTATTGTTCTTTACAAAATTAAGGCGTGTTGTGACGTGTACTCCGTCAACAAACGAATCAAAACCCTCGATTAAAAGGTTGGTAAGGTATTCGTTTATTTTTTTTGCATTAACCTTTGGTATTTCGTGCTGGTCAATTGTGAATAGGTCTTTGTACTTTTTTTGCGTTTGTGTTTGCTGCTGCATATTTATTTTTTTTAGTGTGAATTACCTGCTTGTTCAAAAAAATAAACAATACCTTCTATGTCCTGCCTAATCTTTTGGGGCAACAAAAAAGACCCGTTTTTTATTTTGTGTTCAATGTCTATTTTTTTAATATCTTGTATTGTTTTTAGCATATCAAAACCAATACTTTGCCCAAGTGACAGATGTATTTGAGTTGCCCTAGATAGTGGTACGCGATTATAAACAGTTTCAATATCTCCGTTTTCATTAAAGCAAGTAGTTACTATAATTACATTGCCGTCGCCATCGGAGCAAGAATCGAAATTTTGCTGCATTTTTATTTTTTTAGTGTGTAAAATTTACATAATCCTGTTGCTTACCCAAATATAAAATTGAGCCGCGCCGTAACGCCTTAAATATTCGGCATCTATAGTAAAGCACATTTCTGCGTTTTCTTCTTTGAAATAAATTGCCCACATTTCGCGCAAATCTTCTTTTGTAAGTTTGTCCATTATTTTATCGTTTTAGTGTGATTAATCTATGTATGTTGGGGTGTATTTGACAATATCTAATGCCTGTTTGTTGGTTATCAATACGCCTTCTTGCTTACGTAGTTCCGACTCTGTTACATACATTTCAAGTTTTTGCATTATTACTACAAGGTTTTTCGTCTGCTCAATCCGTTCGCAAAACAGACGCAAACAATCGCAGGCTGTTTTTGTGCCGTGAAGTCCACCCAAATCATCAATTACTTGTTTTGCGGTTTCTACTAATTCCTTGTTGCTCATTGTTGTTAGGATATGCGAAAAACGCGTGATTTTGTTACTGTTTTGTATTTCTTAAATATTTCCGGCTGTTCTAATTCTAGTAGTTTTGCATCTACCCCAATCCTTTCCTGTTCTTTCCAAGAAAACATCTTTGCGCCCATAAAGGTAGCCGTTTCGTTTTCCATCATTTCAAGTTGTATGGCCTCTTTCAGTTCGTCGTTTGCCGCTTCTAGTTCCTTAATTTTTGCGCTGTTGCTTTTTATTTGACTGTGATAAATTGCTAAATCTTGATTTAACTCCTTATTCCCGCCAACCTTTGAAACAATCTTTAAAATGTCGTCTTTTTTTAGCGGTGGAGGCGCAATATTTTGCAATACGTTTACCGTCCAAAATTGTGCAGCCTGCTCAATCATATCACTAAAAATATCTTCGTTAAATTCAATTTCTATCCAATCAAAGTCAACACCGCGCGACAACCACGCAATATAGCCGCGCCGCTTTCCTGTTATACCTTGATACCATAAATTTTGAAAGTACCAGTTTAGTGGAATATCGTCTTTGGTAGGCGTTTTTTGTGTCGTCTTTATTTCTAGTACCGCGTCCCCGTGTTTGCCCTTTACAAATCGGTCAGGTGTACCAATGCAAAACGTGTGTACTTCGTGTGAAAAATGCTGGTCACCTCCGCCGTAAAGTTCAAATCCTTGATCGGCAAACATTTGAGCGACAACTGGCTCTAAATAATTTCCAGCAACCGTAAACTTATTGCCCTCAAAACTTGCAACGCGCCCCGTTTTTTGCTCCCAAAGCGCGTATGGAGTTTGGTATGGGTTAAGACCTAGCACGCTTGTTATTTCGCTCCCTCCGATGCCTTTTGATCGGAGGGTATGCCATTCTTTTTTTTCACTAGTCATTGCGCTATTTCGTTTTTACGATTATTAAAAATAGCCTTTACATCTTCACGGCTGCTCCATTCCGACGCGCCTTGATTCCAGTACCTTTGTAGTTCGTCGTTATCAGAACACGCCTCAACGCCTTCACGTATGTTTTTAATGTCTGTTGCTTCAATAATTTCTGAATTTTCAGAAATTTCAATTGTTCCCGAAACGTTGCCGCCCTTAATGTCGTCTAATTTGATAGCACGGTCGTCTGTTGCAATAGCAGAAATAGTTTGAGACGACAAAGGGACAATTTTTAACAGGTTACGAAGTGCTGTTTTTTTCCACATTTCATCAGCCCATTTTAGCCAAACTTTTTCAGGTTCGCCCCTTTGTGAGGGCGAAGCCATTCTCCTTTTTTCTACCTCTGTTTTGCCCATAACAACAAACTCTTTACCGCCGTTTTCAAACTCAACAACCGCGTAAACGGCAAACGTTTCGCCCGTGTTTTCTAGTGCTGGTATATGCTTAATTCGCGGGGTTGTACCGCGTTCAAACTCAAAAACATCATTGCGGCGCACAACCTCAGCAAATACGCTTTTTACTTGTCCGCTACGATATGCAAGGGTAATTAAACCCTTGTAATCAATTTGGAATTGACAATCAATTTGCCCTGTCATTCCATTTTTGCGCGGTATAAAATGACATTGACCAAGTGCGGTATTTAATCCCAACAAAGAGGCGTGAAGCACCGCACCAATTAGCGTCTGTACGCTACATTCTTTTAGTGCAGGATTAGTGGATATTTGGAATACAGCCGCCTGTATAATTGCGTCAGGTTTTCCGCCGTTGGGCATTGCCTTAGCGATCTGTGCGGCGTATGGCGCAAGTGTAGCCTCGATTGAAGTAGAATTAAATCCTACCATTGTTCCTGGTTTTGTTGCGCTTGCAAG